CATGAACACGAATTGATTAAAACTACTGCTAAAGATGCTAGAAGAAAAGAAGGTTATAGAAAAGCCTCTGAGACTAGGAGAAAAAATAGAGAAGCTAAGTTGCAAGATAGGAGAAGAGGATTAGATGAAGATAAGGATAAAGGTGATAGAAGAAGAGGATCTTCTGATCAAGATAAAAGAAGAAGAAGAAGATAATTAAAAAAACATAAAAATAAGTAATACTAAAGATATAAAACAATATAAAATATGGCACAAGAACTAGGGAGTGGTACAAATATGGGAGTTGATGTGGATGGTGATGGTAAGCCTGATTTTCATTTAACACTAAAATCTATAGGTTTAATCGTTGCAGCAATATTTACATTGGGTGGCATGTATTTTAAATTACAAAATGACATCGAAGAGGCAAAGCTATTGCCACCAGCTGCAATAGAGAGGAAAGAGTATGATTTAAATCATGCTTGGATGCTAGATCATGTTAGTGATTTAGAGGAAGATGTTAAAGATCTCAGGAAACATATTGAAGATTTACAAAAAGATCTTTACAATAAAAAAGATAGGTGATGAAACTAGAATTAAAAAGATTTAGTAGCCAGAGTGATACTACTCTAGGTTTATTATTTGTTGACGGAGAGTTTGAATGTTTTACACTGGAGGATGAATATAGAGAAGAAAAGGTGAAAGGTGAAACTAGGATACCTGAAGGCACTTATAAAGTAGCAAAGCGTGAAGTGCTTAGTGAGTTAACAAAGAAGTATAGAAACAAATACCCTTGGTTCGACTATCATTTCATGCTTCATGATGTCCCTAATTTTCAGTATGTTTACATTCACATAGGAAATGATGACGATCATACTGATGGTTGCTTACTTGTAGCCGATTCCGTTAAATCTAATAGATTTGATCAAAATAACAATTTAAGTAGTTCAACACCAGCATTTAAAAGATTATACCAAAAGATGTGTGAAGCTGATATTATAAATATTAGTGTAACAGATTGTTGTACTGAATGTAACTGCACATGTAAACAATAATTATGTATATTCAAACAAGCTCACCATTTACTAAATTAAGGAAGACTACCAAAGGCAAGGGTCGACACTTCCTTACAGCAAAAGAAGGTGCCGGAATGACAGCTGCAGGTAGGGCTGCGTACAATAGAGAAACAGGTGGTAATTTAAAACCACCACAACCTCAAGGTGGTAAAAGAAAAAAATCTTTTTGTGCTAGGTCAAGAGGTCAAATGAAAATGCATAGAATAAATTGTTCAAAAACACCAGAAAAAAGAATCTGTGCTGCAAGGCGTAGGTGGAAATGTTAATATTATGAAATCAAGAGGATTAGGAGATAGTATAGAAAAATTTACAAAAGCCACTGGTATTAAGAGTATGGTAGATAGAGTATCTGAAGGATTAAATATACCTTGTGGATGTGAGGGTAGAAGGGATGCATTAAACATATTATTTCCATATAAAAATAAAAAGAAATGAAGGAAAATAAAGAAGAAGAATCACCTTTTAAACTAAAGGATGCATGCTACCACAAGGTGAAAGCTAGGTATAGAGTATTCCCATCAGCTTATGCTAGTGGTGCTATTGCTAAATGTAGAAAAGTGGGTGCTGCTAATTATGGTAAGTCATCTAAAAAGAAAAAATAATTATGGACTCTAAAAAATTAAGAGAGATATCAAAACAATTAAAATCTTCATCTAGGATTCATAAAGCTCAAGCTAATAAGATTGATAAGATTTTAAAGTCTATGAACTCTAAGAAAAAATAAAATGGCAGATCCTAAAATTGGTACTGGTAAAAAACCTAAAGGCTCTGGTAGAAGATTGTATACTGATGAAAATCCTAAAGATACCGTCAGAATAAAGTATGCAACTCCTGCAGACGCTAGAGCTACAGTTGCTAAAGTTAAAAAAATAAATAAACCTTTTGCTAGAAAGATACAGATATTAACTGTAATGGAGCAAAGAGCTAGGTTCGCTAAAAAACCACAACAGGCTGCAATAGCTAAAAGAGGTAAAGAAGCTATAAGGAGAAAGCATGGTCGCAAAAGTTGAAACAATAAAGAAAAAAATTAAATCTGGTAAAAAATTAGGATTTAGTGAAAAAGCTCAAGCTAAAGCTAGAGGTTTAATCCCTAGAACTAGTGATAAGAATAAAGGTAGAAAAGTAAAAAGTCCTAAGTACAGAAGGTAAGATGAAAGATTTATTTAAAGATTTTAATATAAGTAAGTTTAAAAAAAAGAAACCTCCCGGAAATAAATCATTAGGTACTTTTAAAGAAATAAAAGAACTTAAAAAAATAAAAAGTGATAGAAAGTTTGTAGAGGATAAAGATGATGTGTTTACTGCGTTTAAGTCTGTTGCAGAAAAAAACAATATAGAATATCCTAGTAAACTTGTAAAAACACTAATTAATGAAAGTGATAAACCAATAATGGATCTTAAAAATTTCTATAAAAGACCTAGACCTAAAATTGTTGCTGAAGAACTTGGAGTGGAACTTGATGATATAGAACTTAAAACTATGAAAACTCCATCATATCCATCAGGTCATTCAGCACAAGGTTTTTTAATTGGTAAAGTATTAGCAGATAAATATCCGGAGGCTTCAAAAGATTTTATGAAAGAAGCTAAAGATATATCTTATAGTAGAAACGTAGCCAAAGCACATTACAAATCTGACTCTAAATTCGGTGAGCAACTTGGCACTTCTATGTATGAGCATATAAAAGACAAAATATAATGGCAGTAAGGAAAACAAAAGAAGGATTAGCTTTAAAAAGATGGTTCAAAGAAAAATGGGTAGATGTTAGAACTGGCAAACCTTGCGGTAGAAAGAAAGGTGAAGGTAGGGGTACGCCTTATTGCCGACCAAGTAAGAGAGTCTCCAGTAAAACTCCGAAGACATCAGGTGAGATGTCAGCTGCAGAGAAAGCAAAAAAGATTAGAGAGAAAAAGAGTCTGGGACAACCAGCAGGAAGCCCCAGAAGAGTAAAAGGTCTTAGAAGAAAGTAATGTGTATAGCATTATTACCCATCACAACTTATACAATTCTCATCCATAGCTTTATCAGCTATATCTCCCCTAAGAACAGATTCCGTTCTAGTATAATATAAAGTCTTAATTCCTTTCTTCCAAGCTTCAAGATGAACCTTGTTTACAAACTTAGGATCCACTTGAGATGGGAACGCTAAATTTAAACTCACCCCCTGATCTATATACTGCTGTCTAATCCCTGCCTGATTGATTAATTCTAATTGATTTATTTCCTTAAAGGTTTTAAACACATCTTTATGATGTTCACTTAAAAAATCCAACCCTTGTACGGATCCTCCGTCAGCTAAAATTTTATCCCAAACTTCGCTGGTGTTCATATTTTGTTCTTCTAAAACTTTTTCCAAAGTAGGGTTCTTGCGTATAAAAGTACCTTTTGCACTTTGTTCAGTAAATACATTAGCAGCCCAAGGCTCAATGCCGGGACTAATATTACCACTAAGCTTACTATTACTAACTGTAGGAGCAATAGCTCTAAGATGAGTATTCCTAAACCCTGTACCAACGCACCATAACGGTTCTCCGTACTTATCAGCAAGAGCCATACTAGCTCGTTCACTTTCGATTTTAATTTGGCTAAATATCCTTCTTGTTTCATGTTGTGCTAATAATCCTTCGAAGGGTAATCCCTTCTCTTGTAAATATGTATGCCAACCTAATACACCTAAACCTACTGCCCTACCTTTCTCGGCAGATCTTACAGAGTTTTCAAATCCCTTCAAACCTTTTGCTCTTTGTATAAACTCTTCCATAACACCATCTAAAAAGAACGTGCTATCATATATTAAGTTGGTATCTTTCCATTCGTGGTATTTTGCTAGGTTTAAACTAGAGAGACAACAAACAAAGCTGTGATTCTCATCTGTATGTAAGGTAATCTCTGAACATATATTTGTCATAAATACTTTCAAAGCATTGTCTTTGTATGCAGGTGGATTTGCTTTATTGACATTACCTTTAAACATTACATAAGGCTCTCCTGTAGCTTTTCTTTTCTGTAATAACTTACCCCACTTCCTCCTAGCTACTTTATCTCCTGCAGTTAACTTCCTCATAAACTTATCACCAACAACTGCACATTGATGCATGTTAAGTGATTGTCTGTTTACATCACCCTTTGGTTCTCTAATCTCTAACCAATCTTCAAAGTCTGCGTGTTCAATATTTAAATTAACACTTGCTGCCCCTCTCCTTACTGATCCTTGATTAGTTGCAAGGATAGTGGAGTCGTATACTTTACAGAAGGGTACAACACCATCTGATGTACCATTGTTAGTTATGTTAGCACCAGCAGGTCTGATTTGATTAATACCAATACCAACACCACCACCATGTTTTGCAAGTAGCATCATCTCTAAATTTTTAGATCCTATATCATATATAGAGTCGGCTACGTCAATACCAAAACAACTGATTGGTAAACCTCTGTCTGTGCCTGTATTAGAGAGCACAGGAGAGGCTAAACATAGCCAACCGTTCCAAATGTATTCGAAGAATCTTTCTTCCATCTCAGGCTTATTTAAACGCCTAGAGACAGTCTTTGCTACTCTTGTGTAAGCTTCTTTTGGTGTTTCACCGGATAGTAAATATCCTCCTTGAATTGTTTTCTTGTATACATCACTGTCTGCCCAAGAAGGGTAATCCTGACCCTTTATCCATCTGTTACTACTTGTCATTTATTTTAATAGATGTATTAACCATGCGGTTAATCCGTTTAAGTTTAATATTACTAAGTTCCATTGTCTTCTAGACGCTGTCTGAATCATTACAAGTATAAATCCTACTACATAAAGTTCAGCTGATATAGTCCATTGTGCAGCAATTAAAAAACCACTACCCATATAACCTATTCTTTCATACATTTTCTCCCAAGGGGAGAGACTCCTCCTCCTAACGAGTTGTTTTTCTATATTACCAAATATCTTCGAAATCTTCTCCTTCATTTGCTTTGCTATAGTCTGTTGGTCTCATAGAGAAAAAGTCTGTATGTGTATGACCTCCGGTCAGATGATAAAACCAATCTAAATTATCTGATGCCTCTTTGTCGTATACAAACATTCGAGATGTGACCTCATCATAACCAAGTTCCCTTAACTTCTCATTACACCGCTTCCTGATGAACTGTTTAAGGTCATAAGATTTAATACCTTCTATATCACCCATCTCAAACATCTTATCAATGTATTTCTCCTCTAACTCCACCATAGTTTCAGCCGCTTCTTTAATATTGTCTTTGCAAGACATCCTTAATGTAGGATCTTCCTCACACATGTGGTTAAATAGTTGACACCCCATCTTACTATGCAGACTTTCATCTCTTACACTCCATTTCATTTGCTGACCAATTCCCTTAAGTAAGTTACGAAGTTGGAAAGAATATAACACAGCAAAAGCACTATAAAGGCTAACACCCTCGGCAAAAGCGGAAAAGACTGCAAGAGATCTAGCGATCCCCAACTTGGAGGTGCCGGTGTATCCGACAAGATTATCGAATCTATTAGCTGTCGCAGGTTCGTGTAAAAACGCTTCAAAATTATCAAGTCCTAATGTTTCATTTAAATAACTATAGGCTACTGCATGTATTGTTTCCTGAGACCCAAACATCATAGCCATCTGTTGTATCTCGTGTTTAGGAAACCACCCCACAACCTTTTGTGTCCAATAGTCTGATACTGCACACTCGGTTTGTGCAAAACCTAGTAGAATATTCCCTACCAGATTCTTTTCTTCTGGTGTTAAGTTTTCATTCCAATCCTTAACATCCCCTGACATTGGTATTTCAGTGTGTAACCAAAATGCTTGAGCTTGTTTCAACCACCCTTCGGTATAATACTCAGGGTACTCAAATGGTTTATACTCTACTCTATTATCAAATAATCCCATTCTTTCTGTTTTTTAAAATTAAATAAATTGTTTTATCACACTCCTTATTGGTTTGTGGTTTGTATAGGTTTCTGTTATCCCCTATCTCTTGCATGTGTTTTTTAAACAACTTCCACCTCATAGGGAAAGACTCATTTGCCCTACCCTTAGTTTCTATTATAAAATCTTCACCTACAAAATCAGGGGTATATCTAATCCCTAAAACTTTTTTATCTCCTCTATTAATATACTCACCTTTTCCATTATTCTGTCTTTCATGAGCTTGACTGTTAAATTTAAACGATTCAATAAGTGTAAAATTTTCTCCTTCATATTCAAATTTTATTTTTGCTTTTTTCAAAGCTATGTACATATATTTTTCTAACCCTGATGCAAAATCAATACCATCATAAGTTATTTTCTTAGATACAACCGGACCTTTTTTTCTTTTATATTTAAAGACCCTGTTCATAACTATCTTTCCTCATTAAAAACTCAGCTTTTTCTTGCTCTACTAAAGCAAGATGTTTAAGTTCATCTCTGGCAGTTTCAATATAAACAACTGCATCCATTAACTCTTCTTGAACATCTTTTAAGTAACCTGCTAAACTTTTCATTCCTGAGATTCTTTCTTCATGCAAAGACCTCCCATATTTTTTCATACCCACTTCACTTCTCTCTGCATACCTCCTTATAACTTTTTCTACTACAGGATCTTCAACATTTAATTTAATATTATTTTTTGTATTTTTCATAATAGTATCTTCTATATTCAAATATTTTTTCCCAAATTGTAGTTGGAGTATAGGTTTCTGGTGACTTGTATATTTTACCGTTTATGTCTATTTCAACATACCACTTCTTTTTCCTATAACCTATCTCCACCGGAGTTATAAGTATATGATTCCTATGACACCACAATCTTATATCAAGATCTTGTGTTGTTGGATTGTAAGTTCCCATGTATTCTACTTTTCTTCCCAAGGCAGTGGATCTCCGTCATCTACAACTAATGGTATGTAGCTTCCGGAATTTCGCTCCCATGTAAAGTGAGCTTCTGCACCGTTTTCGCCTAGGTTTTGAAATTTAACTTTTAACACTTTTACTTTTGTGGTCTTTGCTTCATAATCTCTATGTACTAACAACCCATGATAACTAGCATCGTACCATTCACCACCACCTTTAATGTTGTACATGGTTGGCTCTTCAATCTTACCATCCTTGTCTTTATACATCTTGGTTGGATGTGCTACTACGATAACAAGTACATCATACTTTCTAGCAAATATTTCAATTTTGCTAAGATAGTCCATTGTATATACATTTACATCACCTGAACCATCTGAACTTCTAATTTTATTAAAAGGATCTATAACTAAACACTTAATCCCCTTACGTTTTACAAGTTCAGCACCCTTTTTTAATACAGATTCTAAATTGTAAGTATCCATGTCGATAAAGAAAAAGTTATCATTGACATGTTCTGTTACTTGATTCCACTTGTTACTACCTATCTCAGAAGGAGGTGGCATGGTTCCCCATATCTTACGCATTAATTTATGTGCATGCATGTGTATAGGGTGATTTTCAGGTGATGCGAATGCAGTCTTCCATTGATATTTTTTGTTATACCCAACCACCATTTGGTCAACAAAATCACTCTTACCACTACTTGGTATCCCTGTTACAGTTATAAATTGTGATGTGTATGTGGAGAATATCTTGTCAAAGTTTTCTATGCCGATTTGATAACCGGGTTTAGCACCATTCAGAACAAAATCCTTAAGATCTTCTTCAACATCTTTTAATGTTGATACACCTTCTAATGGAACTTGTACTGCTAGATCTATAACTTTGTTTAACTTTTTTGCTCCAAAGTTCAACAAATATTCATTAGCATCCTTGCATCCATTAAAGTCAACAAGGTAGCAAACCTCTGCACCTAGTCTACGTATAAACTCTTGACGTAAAGCCTGACCAGCTTCATCAGCATCAACTGCTAGTATAATCTTTGTTTTATCTTCAAGATAGTCTATACAGTTATCTAAATAGTCTAGGTTATTAGAGTTTAGTGTGGCACCGTTAGGAACTGATATTGCATTCTTAATACCAGCTTCATGTAGTGCTAGTACATCCATCTCACCCTCCACTATAATACAGCTATCATAACCTACAACTGAATTTATGTTGTAGAATATTTTCTCTGCATTTTTAACTAACTTGAAGTTCTTCCTAGCATCCCTATACTTTATGTTGATCAACTGATCACCCATAAAATAATTAAACTTAATGGTATTCTCACTTTTGCCGCTATGCGGCATCCACTCCTTACCTTCACTAACCCTAAGATCTTTAAGTGTCTGTTTAGATATACCTCTAGACTTGAACCACTCTTCAACTTTAGAGTTAACTTTCATAATGGTATCAACTCCCGGTCTCACATATTCTTTTTCACTTGCCCCCTTACGCTGATATGTGTGAAGTTGGAATGTGGTATTACAGTTGTGACAAGTTCCAAGACCTCTCTCCCAGTCATAACTTGCACATTTGGTTTTACGATTTTCTGGTTTTCTAGTGGAAGAACACAAGGGACAAATCCCCTGTGCTTTACCTTCCTCTAAACTATACTGATTAAATGTATCAATAATAAAACCATTAATCTCAACGGTTTCAACATTCATAATCTAAAATGGTAAGTCATTGGATTCAACCATCGGTTCAGGTTTTGCTTGTCTTTCACCATCACGTGGTGCAGGGTCAGGCATTACACCATTCCCCCAAACAACCTTAACATTACCAAGATAAGTTTTAGCAGTCTTCGACTCCCTTTCTTCCTTGGTTTGACTAACCATTATTGGTCCTTGATTACCGAATTGATCAAGTTCATCATTTATTGATATTGATATGGGTAAGTATTTACCTTTCTTACCATCGATAATCTTATCTTTTGGTATGTTACTTAGGTTTATACTACCGGTTATTATTCCTGCCATAATTATAGAGTTTTATTTATAAAAAATTGACTTGGATCAAAGTCTTCTGAATTATAAAATAATTCATAGGCTTCAATCGCTCTTTGTACCTTATCAAGTCCTGACCTATAAAAATTATCAGAACAATCATAGATACCTATTTGATTAGTGTTCTTGTCTATTACTAAAAACAAAAAGTCGTAACCAAATATTTTCTTGTATATGTACGCTTGACTGTCGTAGTTGTACTTCTTTGCAGAGTATTCAAACTTATTTATATCGTTTGTGGTTTTAAGATCTACAATTAATTTTTCATTTAAGTTTAATATGTCCGCTTTACCTTTCCACATACGACCTTCAATATTGGAAATACCGGGGACTTCATACTCGTTACTAGGATCTTGGATCAAACCTCTACAGACATCATTAGTTAAAATTTTATCTGTCATTAATTCAATCATATCAACCTCATGTTGCAACAAGCATATTTCACCCCCTGATGTTTCCTTATAAATCTTGGTGTTCCTAGTTGATGACTTGACTATCTTATACTTCTTAAGCTTATCAGGCTCAAGTATTGCAGTATGGAAATATCCACCTACAATAAGTGGGACAGTCTTTTGAAATGACTTGTGTAAACCCATAGGATTTGTAAGTAGAACTGCTATGTCGGAGTTGCTAAGATATTTCTTACCAAACTCCCCATAGTAATGCTCATCATCCTTGAGCTTTTCAAGTACATCCTTTTCAGTCATCTTATAATGAAGACTTAATTAGTTCATCAACCCTAGATACGTGATTTGTATTTGCTCTTGGCTTCTTAAAATCTTCAGATTCATCCTCACCAAATGCTCCTAGTGCATAGAATCCGGTCAACTTTAAAACTATCCTTGACATTGCCCTCTTCTCTGCCATAGCAAGTACATAGCTTTGTCTGCAGTTTTTAGGATTAGCCTCACCAAATGTGGATAGTGTCCTATCATTCCAATTAGCTGTAGCTTTAACAGCGGCTGATTCGGCAGGTGTATACTCCACCATTTCGTATTCAATATCTATATTGGCTACTGCTTGGATTTTATCAATTCCACTACGAGTAATTATAGTCCATCCTTGTGGAGACTTAAATGTGTCACTCTTGTGTAACTCATACTTCTTGTATAAGTCATTTAACATATCGGTTTTATTTCTGGTATTCATAAAATTAAATTTAAATTAAACAATTGTTAAAGTATCAAGTGTAATCTAGAACTTGTGAAGGATCTACATTTTGTATTAGCTTTTCAACCGCTTGTTTCTTTAACTTAGAAACTTTAACATAAGCACTAGATCCTTTCAAATTTAATGCCTCTGCTATCTCTTGTGCTGAATGCTTATTACAATCAAGACCATAACTCAACCTCAACACTTGATATTCTTTACTGTTTAAATGCTTCCTTAACAAACCTGATAAGTAAACATTTAACAAATCCATATTCTTTGGCTCTGATTTATCCTCTACCTCTAAAGATATGTCTTCTTTATCTTCATATTCATCAACTGATAAAAATATGGAGTTGAAAAACATAGCCACCATTTTCTCATCTTTACCAAAGTTCTTTCGGATCTCTTGCAACTTATGCTCTGGGATCCTCATGTCTGCTCTATTAATATCTATTGCCCTCCTTATTGCACCTCTAATTCTTTTTGTAAGAAAAGATCTCATGGTATTTTCCTTATACTTAGATTTATTAAATATGTTCCAATCTATCCTTTCTATTGCTTTTATAAGTCCTACACTACCCTCCTGTATAAGATCTAGTATATCCATAACACCTGAAGCCTGAGATGCAGTTGAAAATTTCTTCGCTATATTTTCAACTAAAGGTAAAAACCTTACTATCAATTCATCTTTTGTAAGTTCATCGTATGTCTTTTCAAAGTCTACTCTACTAACATTATTACTTAAGTCCTCTTTGTATATTCTATATGTATTTGCGTTATACTTTTTCATTAAGCATATCCCTCTCAACCTTCAACTCAGTATCCATATTCCTGTATATGGACATTCTAGAACAATTTAATATTTTAGCTATATTAGATATGGTTATCTTTCTTTTGTCTTTGTTGATTTCTAACATGCATTCATAAATGATTTCATTATCAACAATCTTAGATCTACCTACTACCTCACCAACTATTTTTAATTTTTCTTTTCTAGACAGACCGGTTCCATCTTTAAATACTATTATTTTTTTTCTGTTTATAGGTTTGTAAGAAAAATCATTAGACAACGCATTGTCTATATATCTATCTAAATAACTTGTGTTAATTTCAAAGGTAACAAAACCATTTTTAATTTCAGCTATAAAGTAAATTATTTTCCTAAAGTCATCTTTATCCCAATCTAAATTTATATACCTTAAAACTTCAATATGCCATACTAATGCTTTAAATGTGGTTATCTTAGCATTACCATAAAATAAATTATAATCCTGATATGTACCATTTTTATAATAAGACCCCCAATAATACTTTTTAGTTGGAACATCTGTAGTAGGTTCTTTTTTATATTTAAACCTTTTTCGATGCAAATAATCTAAATTTCTATTTAAAGTTTTATGTAACATTAGCCTCTTATTCTATATATCTTATACCCTAATGTTACACTTTGTTCTTTTTCTTAATCCAAAAATTTAAATTTGGATCTGCCATAATATTTTTATCAGATAATGTGTCATTATCATTTAATATTGCTGGTACTTTTATATTGTTTAATAATTTAACGTCAAAAATTTCTGATACCAAATCAACATAAGATATTCCACCAATTTTTTTACCACTAAATCTATCAATAATATAAATACCACAATAAGTATCTTTAGATTTGTAATTTAAATGTTGTAATGTTTCTTTAATTCCTTCCCTCATTTTAGATGCGGCTACGATTAAATAATCGTCAATGACTTGTAACCCCCTAACAAATGTATTCATTCTACAAATTAATTTTGTTTCTTTTGTTTTGATATCATAACAATTTACTGTTCCACTACCAGAGGATAAAAAATAAATTTTGTTATCAAAATAAACAGGAGAATGTGGCATCTGTAAATTATCTAAAATTACCTTATTAGAATTAACATCCATCAATAATCCCCCATCTCCCTTTGATTTTTTCCAACCAAATGTACTTGTCTTTCTTTCAAAAATAGTTACATAGGAAGGTTTACCATCTTTCATTGCCATTCCATTTAAATGACATTGATCTGTAGGAGTTAACTCTTTTATAAAATATGGTTTCCAATAAAATTCAAAATGTTTTTCAGCACTAAGTTTGCTAATACAAGAAAACATAGTGTTAACAAAATATAATTCACCGTCAGATCCATACTCCATTTCATGAGTGTCTAAATATCCGGTTTGGTATTTTACTTGAGGTATAAATAAATAATCGAATTTATTTTTTTTCTCAGGGTAATTTTTTGCTAGTGCTTCACTACTCGTAAAAACGTCTATACATGTCTTACTAGCTAATGCAATCTTTGATTTTTTTTCATCAAATGCAATACCCATAGGTTTATCAAAACTTTTAGCATATTTAATTAGTTTTTCACCGTCCGGAGAACTTAAAAATATTAATCTATTTGCTTGATAGGTACTAAATACTAAAGAACCATTTAATTTTTTTAAAATTTTTGGTAAGCTATTAGAATAATAAAAGAAATTATTTAATTCTTCTGTTTCCATTTAGCTAACGAGTTTAATTCTAACACCTCTCCATTTCCCCAATCTCCTCGTATTCTCTACAAGAAAGTCAATCGATTTTTTATAACGTCTATTCATTACATCTTGTATCTGCCAGACACCATCCAGATTCCCTGCACCTCTTACCTCTATACATTCACCAAACTCCCAACCTTCTTTTAACATATCTTGTGATACTGCAACCCAACGGTGTACCTCCGGACAATCAGGGTTTATAATGGATCCTGATGCGGTGATGAATGGTGTTGAGTCGGTTTGCTCTGGCACTGCATTATATACTGTTGCAGTTACCAAAATTGCACCTAATAATTTAATCATAATTCTCCTCTTTTTTGATTATCAATTTGATCTAACTTATTATTAATTTTGTCTATTTTATTTTTTATTATTGCTGCTTTCTCATACTCTTCCTTATCCTCGTATGTGTTTAATAAAGTCATGAGCCTTGCTAGTTCACCCACCAACAATTCTTCTTCTGTAAGTCTTGCGTTGAGTAAAGTAAATAGTACATCGTTGACGTTAAAAAGGTCAGCCTCCATCTTTGCTTTAGCTTCCAACATCTTCCTTATTACCATGTCAGCAATCTCATTTTTTTCCTTATCAGTCATATAAAATTATCATATAGTTTATCATCTTTTTCTTGAAGTTCTATAATACGCTCATACTCTTGCTCCAAATAGCTATCTATCATTGCATCCTCATATATCTCTTCATCAATATAAATTGATAGATCACCCTTCCTGAGTTCTTGAATAAACACTAAGGATAAATCGTAATTGTTGTGAAACACATGCTCATTAAGGAATACTTTACCTGAAGATCCTTCCGGATCCTTAAGAATAGTTGGTATGCCTCCATCCTTACTTAAAATATTTTCATTGTATTTTGCGACTGTGAGTTTGTATCCATCGGAGGTATAGTCCGAATAGATTTGGAAATCGCATTTGCCAAATGAACTTTGGTCTTTACATATCTCCGTTTTGTAGTGGTCTAAAACGAAGTTTATTCTATCTTGATCTTCCATATATAATTACAGGTTTTTGGTTTAATTTAATAGCTGTAAGGGGAGGGTTCGAACCTCCACGACAACCGAAATTGTCACCATCGAGATAGGATGGCGTGTCTTCCTGTTCCACCACCTTACAGTGTGCAGATTTTTTTTTTAAAGTGAATCTGCAAACACTTGTTCAACTAAACAACACTATGAAAAAACTACACTATGTAGTGTCTTTAATTACTAAACTGTGCTATGAAAGCTACGATAGTAATAATATTTATAATCATGTAAATTATGAAGCTGACTATGTTATCTTTTTTGTCTAACCATTCTTTATAAGATTGCAAACTTAGCATACTAAATACACCTATCAAACATATTCCGTATATAAATAATTGTGTTTCCATATTAATAATATTTTTTTACTTCTTTAATTTTACCACACTTACCACATTTTTCTCTTGACATAGAGTTTAGCCCACCACACACACATTGCCATGCAATAAATTGTTTATCAAGCATAAAAGTCCATTCAGGTTTTATCATTTTCTTTTTTGTTTAGTTTTAACATATTACTTATTACATACTTTTTCCTAAGAATAACTAATTTGTTAGCTAACTTAAACCATCTCCTCCTTAAGATCTTGTTTAATAGACGTGAAGATAAGTCAAGTGCTTTATTTAGTATGATCAAGAATATTACGTTTCTATTAGTCATAAAACTCATGTATTTGATTTGGTGATTTAGATCCGTAAGAAGCATAAGGTGTTGTACCGTTGTTCTGCTTTACCTTTTCAATCCATGCATTCTTAGGCATTTTATATTTGTATAATATCTCTTTTTTAATTAGGTATACTTTTTTATCATACGGATCTCCTACCTTATCCCCTTTAATTATTTTTGTTTTAAAACTATTTTCATAAATACACCTTCGAATACCTTCAGTTAAAAACCATATAGGGTCTCCATCAGGTTTATCAAACAAGATCCAAAAGTCTGCTTTACTTGTAGTAATACCTGAAGGTTTATCATTACACTCAAACTCTATAAGTATGTTGCCTGATGTTTGATTCCTTTCATCATACTTTACCTCCAGAGATATATTTACTTCTGGGATATTGATATCCCAATACTTAAACTTACCCTTTTGTATGTAGGCTAGAGGATAAGTTTTCTTTGCCCTCTTAAGTATGATATCCTCATACTTCTGACCTATGTTCAAATCATCTTTAAACTTTCCCATTTTTTCTAGATTTTTTATCCTTACCTTTAAACTCCCTCCATAAATCTGCTCTGTAAGATACTTCAGATGGAGATATCAATACGTGTATGTCATCATCATTTAGTTGCACATGCAACACCCTAGATATTACTACGTAGAATCCACCATACTCATCTGTGTATGCTTCCACGTCATGCAATCTAAACCATGCTATTGCATCCCTTATGTCAGGGTCTTCTTTATTGATTAAGTCATCGCTAGAAATTACAAAATCACTCATAGTTGTTTTTGTTTACGTTTTTTACTCATTGCTTTCAAATATCTATCACTTGTTGAGATCCTCTGCAACCTTAAAGCTAAACTACCATTCATAACTTTATTAATCAAGTTAATATCTGTGGTTGTTATTGCTTTGTTCTCAGATAGTCTCTCAAGTAGATCTTTAATCATATTGACCTCATCCTTCTTGTGTCTGAGTTCTGTAAATATTTCAGCGTACAAACCCCATTTGTTATTTTCAAATTTCTGTTTATCTTTTTTTATAAGGTCTTCTTTCTTTTCCATTTCTTATTCGTTCTCGTGATTCTAATTCTTGTCTTCTTTTCTTTTGCATTATCCAATCTCTCATGTCGGTGGAGAATACAAAACTATATCCATGATCAATCAGTATCCCTCTTTTTGTTGATTCTTGGAGATCTGATAAATCAGTGTATTTAGGTGCTTTTCTGTCAGTCATCTACATTCATAATTTTAAATATTCCAAAAAATATAACTGCAAATAATATTAGTGTTATTATGATTTCTAACATTTTTTAGTAGCCTCATTTTCTATTAGCTTTTCAATTTCTTCCATTCTGTATTTATGTTCATCATCTTTTTCTTTACATAAAAACTCTTGATACTTTACTTCATCATGTTTTTCTCTTAAATACATACCATACTCAGTAACAGATGGAACTTCAGGAAATACAATGACTTTTAATTCATCCCTGATATCTTTTAAATCACTCAACTTTTTAATATTCATTGGATCTATATCACATAATTTAAATGTCTCAATTTCCTTAATTTCGTTTTCAATAAAGAGTAAATACTCCTCAGGATCTTCATGAAGAGGACCTTCGTGAATATCTTCTTCTTTAAGACATCTATAACAGAAAGGTCTACGATCATCTATACCTTCTAATTTAAATTTAGTCTTTAGTCTTATGATTTCTCCACTATAGTCCCAATCGGTATCTCCACAATAACCATGCATTGTTTCAAAAATTTCTTGTAAAGACAATTCTCTAAAAGTATTGGTTACTCCATTGGTTAATGATTTAGTGCCACTTAAAAGGTCTCCACACTTGTGGCAACTCTTTAATAAACTATCTATACTTATTTCCATTACAAGGGGATTGTTAATCCTTTATGTTTTTTATGAGGAACATTTACCACTAATCTTACATTGAAGTCATTAGCTACTTTCCTAAGTAAAATTTTAGTGTAGTGCGCTTCATCACTTCTCATATTATCTATAAATCCCTCAGTATGCAAATACTGTATTGCAGCCATGACTTCTTTCTTAGTTACTTTGTTTAATTGTTTCATTGGTTTTTGGTTTTAGTTATCTATATTTAAATTTAATTTCTGAGTTGTACTTGTTTTGATGCTTAGATGGTTTTGGGTATGGGTAGTATGTTTGCACACCTACTACTTCATAGTAGTACCCATCGTTTAGAAATGTCCCAAGTACACCCCTATTAGTTATAAAAATATTTGATTTTTTATGTTTCATTGGTTTTTGGTTTTAGTTTATTTACTTAATGCTTTTGCTCTCAATGGAATGAAGTCCGAAGGGTACTGCACTACTTTGAGTTCGTTGAGATCTTTGATCAGTCGCTCGTAGTTCTCTTGGTAGATCTCTCCAAGTCTTGGATCTAAAGATCCGTTGTCAACGTCATTGCGGATCCACTCATGCAAGTCTTCGATTGTTAATATCATTTCATTTATTTTATATTCGTAATTTGTTATTTTGTCTGAATCGCTCGGGGACGTGTATAGCATCGCCCCGATTAGTAAATTTTTAATCATAGTATTTATATTGGTTTAGTTTTTCAAAATTAAAATATAAGTATGGTTTTGCATATCCACTCTTTAACATCTGTAAGTTAACATCTTTTTTGTTTAAATACACATACCTGAGTAATCTACCATACTTGTCCTTGTTGTCTGATATCCCATCTCTTTCAAGTATCACCACCTTGTTATCTATTAATTGGTGTAGATACATCTTAGATTCAATACCTCTTAAACTTGGGAGTTCGGGTGCATCAACTCCAATGAGTCGCACCCTGTCCCCTTTGTTTGTTATAAATGTATCACCATCTATAACTCTTGTTACTCTTGTATCTCTACTTGAGATGATGTAGTAGATCAATAAAAGACCTACACATATTATAGTTATTGACTTACCCATAGTACCACCATCTTATTTCTTTGTTTACTAGACTTTTGTTAGTCTTTACTCCTTTTACAAGTAGTCTATATCTTGGAAAGTTATCCTCAAAGATTACATGAACTAATGACCCTATCTTATTTACTACTAATCTATCTTTGGACATGGTCTATTATTTTTCATGATTTCAAGAATATAACTAAAATCTATCTTGCTTAGAACATACTCTTCATTACCTATCATATAGTTAGTCATGCTATTGTAATGTTCCTCCCACTTTTTCATCAGTCGTTTGTTATGTTCATTGTTGTATTTTATTTGACTTTTTATGTCTTTGATTTGGGTTTGCTTGTCCCATAATATTTCTCTAATATCACTCATATACTTTTGTAACTTTGTTGGTAGTAAGTTCTATCCATGGATAACTCCTCTCCTAAATTAATTGTGTGTAATGATACATCAATTTTAGGACAAATATCATTTTCAATTAAATAATCGTTATAATCATACAAATATCTTTTGGGGTCATCTTCAGGGTCTGGTTTTGTGAAACCATTTTCAATTGCTATTTCACTTATTCTTTCCAATGCTTCATCAGATGTATAGAAATGTTCCATATCTGCTTGAATAATACCACGCCAAGTAGTCGCTATTACATATATCTTATCTATCATAGTTCTGTGTTTAATAGTTCTCTAGTCCTTACATCAAATACTCTTTTAGTTACCCCCACTTGGTGACCTCTCGAGTCCCTCATGGGTGCAGAAATATAGTACCTTTCTTCATTTAGTTTCTTGACTGAAAAGTCTTTTAATGTTTGGTTGAAAAACTTTAATGTCTTTCGCTCGAAGAAGTAAGGAGCCTTGTCCTCACTCATTCTTTTTATATCGTATATTGTCATAGTTTTATTATTCATATATAAATTTTATTTGTGCATTTTGTTTATCTTCAGATTTGGTTTGTACTCCAATTACTTCATAACAATGTATTGGAGTTATAAATTGTACAATTTTACCTTCGTAAGTTATAACCATATTTGATTTTTTCTTTTGATCATCCCAAAGCCAATTCATAGTTTATTATTTAATTTTCCATTCAAATTTATTATCCCAATCATTATCCTCACTTGACATTGGTAGGTGTTGACTACCACTATCAATGAACTCACTAGTCTTAAGATAGTCGGGTTTAGCATCCTCGTATATCTTGAGGCTTTGATCATCCCTACCTAGTCTTTCAAGTTCCCTATCAATTTCTATTTTGTTATTGTACCCCCACTCATACGCTCGGTTGTCATCTGAATATTCGTATGTCCAATCATGGTACTTTAATAGGTCAATTAGTTTGTTATATTTACTGTTCATCTTTGTATCGTTTTTTAAGTTGTTTAATAAATTCTTTCATGTGTTTTACATTGTCATAGTGCTGACCGTAGTATTGACATATTTCTCTTACTGTTGTTCTTTTCATCTCTTTGATTCAATTAGTTCTTCAATAAAACATTCTGTGCATTGATCTGTGTTACCGTTTGCAATTTGTCGGTCAAGATCTGTGATAAAGTTGTTACATGTATAGCACCTTGTATCTTCTGGGAAGATATCCGAGGGAGTCGGATTCATGCTAGTGAATAGTTCTTTAAGGTCTTTCATAATGGTATTTGTTTTTGGTGTTATGTAATATAATAATTTATTTAATCAATTCCAAACAGATAAGTTTAAAAGTTTCTTTATCTACCCATCCGTTTCCGTCTACATCTACCATGTCCCCAACATAATACATGTCATCTATTTCTCTATATCTCATATATCTACTATTTCATAAGTTACGTTAGGCGATAGTTGACTTATATTTTCTTCCTTAATAAATTTTTCAGCATTATCTCTGCTAGTAAATTGTCCATGAGTAGTCCATTCTCTTCCATTGATTTGCCACTTAATTACAACGTAACAGAATCTTTTTGCGTGTTCTCTAATTGTCATTGTTTCCATGTTTATTTGTTTAGTTGTTAATATCCATTAAATATTCTTCTGTATTACACTTAATACATTTATAAATATATTCATAGTTTTCTGTATCTTCTGTATATATTTTCATACAATTATTACATCTTACTTTTTTCATAATTTTGTCGTTTTGTTTGTAGTATCTTACCCTTCCGAGTAAGATACATGTTTCTTTTTAAATTCTTTCCAATCCTCACAAAGTTGTTTGATATCTTCAGCTACTTTTGTTTTGTTACCTTTGAGACCATAGTATTTTTTAGTCTCGTTAAAACTCCAATATCTATGCGGTTTTAATCCCATCGCAAACAAACCGAAGTCTCTTTTACTTATCATTAGATTATATTCTTCTTTAAATATTGGTGTGTTGTTCATCATCATTGTTTCACCTTTCGCGAGGTTCTTATAGAAGGGGGCTTTGCCCCATGCCATATTGTCTTCAAATTCTGTTATGTATGTTCTTGTTTTCATGTTTGTTTATTTAGTTGTTATTGTTTTATTTAGTCCCACCCCATTAGCATTCTTTTCTCATCTTCATCCATCTCTTGGATTTCTTGTATCGATAGGTGAGGGTAGTTGCATAATAATACTTCTTCGATATATTCTTGCTCATTCATATACTTCGATTTTTTTACATTTATTGGGATATTCTCTTCGTGTATATATATCATATTTGTTTCCAGTTATCAAGTTTGTAAAAATTAGGTGACTCGGTGTATTCGCTAGATTTAACCTTAGTTAAGTTCAATTCATCTGCAACATAGTTGATATGTCTCGATGTGGTCGGTGAATACTTGCCATGAACGTGGAGTTCATCGCCTATGATGGTTGCAACCCTTGTGCGATATGATATGATATCGTCACCGTCTCTTTGTAATGTGTTGGTATGTCTGTCGAATCTTTTCATTTTATTATCTGTTTGTTTAATTATATTATCTTTATTATAAATTATTTAATAGGTGAGTTTAAAAGTGTACGTTTTGTTTTGTTGTTTAAAATTAGTTAGGGGTCTTATCCTGTATCTTATGCTTTGCTTGTCTTTTTTTAATTATTATTTCACATGCTTTTTCCATAGCTAAGATTGAGTTTGGGTTCATGCTTTCAAATAATTCTCTTAAGTTTTCCATATCTTTTTATTTATATATATTATCTGATTATAAAATTATTTAATGGGTGAGTTAGTTAGTTTAGTTTTAAAATTTATTTATTTTTTTTATTTGTTACACCTATATTATCTATACAAAAAATTATTTAACCGGTGAGTTGGCTACACGAATATACTAACAGAGTTTGGGGAGTTGCATATTCGCTTACCCGATTACGCAAATGCTATACACGCCCCCCCACACCCCAACGCTTAAACCGCATAATCGCATAGGCAAATACACAGTCAGATAGTATTAAAAAAATGTTAAAAAAAAGGTAAAAATATTGTGATATATCCCATAAAAAAACTAAAAAATTGCGAAAATTTTAATAAAAAAGGTGGGGGACTGGGTGAAAAAAATTTGGTTTTTGTTTTGCAACAAAAGTTGGCACAGTATTTGCAACCCAAAATCCCCACATATCTAACATTACACAAAAAGTGTAACTTTAGGGTATAAGATATAAAGAATAACACCCTATTGTTACACTATTTTAAAAAATATTTTTTACATGTAATAGTATTAATATGAAACAACGACTATCTGCACAAGCACGTAGAGATAAGGCTGCTAGAGACTTGGCTTTTGCTAAATCTCCTGAAAGAAGAGCTAAAAAAGCACATGCTCAACGTGAGGCTAGGGCAAATCCTAGTGATGCTGCAGGTAAAGACTTTGATCATAAGCGAGGAAAGTTTGTTTCTGTTAGATCTAACAGAGGAAACGAGGGCGAAGGAACAAAAAAAGAGGGTAAAAGTAGTTATCAGCATAAATACTACAAATAAAGTGGATAATGAGGCTACTTTTTTTATAGTTTTAATTAATTTAGTGTTAATATCACTAACAGTGGTAGCTTACACCATAAAAAAGTGTTTATATAAGAAAAAATAAGGTAAAAAACCTAAAGATACCCGCAATATTGCGGTTTAACCATGTAAATTTAAAAACCATGACATATTTTTATTACCGTTCAAACACAGTGAACAACCAAACACAAGTAAATCCAGAAATAATTGAGAAACTCAAGCATGTTGCCCTAAAAAGCAACTGGAGAATCACACAATTACCTAATGGATTTTATCAAACCGAGCACCGAGACATCGAAAATGAAGATGTTTGGTATGACGTTACAAGGAGAGAGACCTTAGATGGTGCAGAAGCAGCTATCGATGGTAGTATCGAACATTACAACAAGAAACTTGAGGCTTTAAAAGGTCCTAAAGTTGTAAAAACATTTTAAATATTTAAATATTAAAGTTATGCCCGGAATGAAAAAAAAGAAGTCACCAGTGATGATGATGAAAAAGAAAAAATCACCTATGACTTTAATGAAAAAGAAGAAAACAGGCAGTAAAAACAAAATGTCTAAATCTTCTAAATTTCAATAATAATATATATAATCAATTTAATTTAATTTAATTTAATGGAATACAATCAACCTAGTGAGATTGTCAAAGATTTAAACTTTGGTGATTCAGCTAATGGCAGAATATCAGCTGGGGTAGATAAACTTGCTAAAGCAGTTAAATCTACTCTAGGTGCATCTGGTAAATGTGTAATTTATGAAGATGCTAGAGGAAAACCAGTGATCACAAAAGACGGAGTAACCGTAGCGGAATCGGTTGTCTTGTTTGATCCAGTGGAGAACATAGGAGCAACTCTTATAAAAGAGGCTTCTAGAAATACAGTGAGGGAGGCAGGTGACGGTACTACAACAGCTATCGTACTTGCCGAATCCCTTATAAAAGAAGCTAACTGTGCTAAAACAGTTAAGACTGTAAGACAAATAAAACAAGGTATAGATTCAGCACTTAAAAAGGTTAATGATTACCTTGATAAAAAAAGCATACAAGTAAAAGGAGACATGCTGGATAGTGTAGCCTCCATATCTTGTAATAACGACACCACTCTTGGTAAAACGATAGCAGAGGCTTACAACATCGTAGGTAAGAATGGGGTGGTATTAATGGAGGAGTCAGAAACTAATGAAACTTATGTAGAAACAGTTGATGGTGTACAAATAGATTGTGCTTTAAAATCATCTTACTTTGTTACAGACAAAGATAGAGAGACTGCAGTTTTAGAAAACCCACTAGTATTAATAGTATCTTCAGAGATAACAAGTATTAGGAAGATACAATCTATACTAGAACATGTTATAAAAAATAAAAGAGCTTTACTTATTGTAGCACCAGTTGCACAACAAGTACAAACAGCTTTAATGATGAATAAGGTGAAGGGAAACATTAATGTTAATATTATTGATACTCCCGGATTTGGACCTTATAAAAATGATACTATAGAAGATTTAGCTTTTTTAACAGGAGCTAAAGTTATAAGTGAAGAACTTGGTGATGATTTAGATTTAATACAGCCTGAACATTTAGGTGAAGTTTTAATGTCTGTAACAGACAACAAAAACACAGTATTAACCATTAAAGAGTTAAAAGAAGATACTACAGAAAGGGTTGATGAAATTAATAAAAAAATAGAAAAAGAAAAAAATCCTTTCTTAAAAAGAAAATTACAAGATAGACTTAGTATGTTATCTGGTTCTGTCGGTATTGTAAAAGTAGGTGCTGATTCTAAAGTTGAACTAAAAGAAAAGAAAGATCGCATTGAAGATGCAATATACGCTGTTAAAGCAGCATTAAAAGAAGGTATTATTTCTGGTGGAGGTATTGCACTGTTAAATGCTTCACAAAAAATACTCCCTTCTAACGACTGTGAAAATATTTTGTTAAGTGCTATTCGTGCACCATATCAAACTATATTAGAAAATGCAAGCATTGAAGATTCAGTTGAGCCTTTAAGGGAAGGCTGGGGATTTGATGTAGTATCTGGTGAGCATGTAAATATGATCAAGGGTGGAATTATAGATCCTGTCCTTGTAACTAAAACAGCTTTAAAAAATGCAGTGAGTGTGGTATCCACCATTATATCTGCAGATTGTGTAATATCTAATATGAGGACTAATGAAGGCAATTAATTTTTATTTGATAGTAAGTGATATCAAAGAAGAACAGAAAAAGATTGCTGGACTTATTTTCACAGAAAAGACAGACCTAGATAATCGTTACATTAGAGCAAGGGTTATCAGCTGCGGCAGTAAGGTCGAGGGTGTCAAAGATAAAGACATAGTATACTATGACAAGCATGCAGGACATGGTATCAGCTATGAAGACACCCTTTATAAAATTATTAAATCACAAGATGTAGTTCTTGTTGAATAAAGATATTCTATTAATATAGAATAAACCAGAAACCTAAATCCACAATCCTATAACCACAAACGGTAAATTAATTTTAAAACTCAAAACAAATAATAATTATGTTACAAGAAAAATACTTATATTTTCGTACAGAAGCAGATGAAGATGATGATGATGATTCTGCAAGATCAGCTTTATATCCAGTAAGTTCATTTAAAGGAGTGCACCCTACAAGTGATACAGCTTTAACTTTATTTTTTCAACCTCAAATCAGGAATGGTAGTGATGCCCAAGATGGAAATGTTGTGAATAATGATAGTATTGTATTAAATATTAATCAAGGTAAAGCAACTGAAGTTATGCAAGATATAGTCAGTGCAATTAATGGTGGACCTCATAGCGATGGTTTTATTACAGTGGCAGATGATGCTACAACTGACTTTTTAGGAACAACAAAAGCAGCAGTATATGTTTCAGGAGATATTACATCTTGTGGAGCTATATCAATTGCAGCTGCTCTTAGTTAATAAATGAGATTAACAGCACAAGATCTTCGTGATCTTAACATCCTTAAGTATTACAGGCTCACACGTAAGTGGGTCTGTAAAACTTATGGATTAAATGATGCTGACTTAGAATTATTAATATACTTAGATTGTAAAGGTAGATTTACAAGAAATGAATTTATTGAAGGAGTATATACATACTCTTGGGATAAACATAGGTGGGAGAGGTTGAAAAGAGAAGGGTGGATAGAAGTTTGGAGACATCGTAATAGAACAACTATAAAATATAGTATCTTTAAAACATCTTTTAAATGCAGTCAAGTAATTAGTAGGATATATAGAATATTATTAGGTGAGGAAGATCCACCATTTACAGAAAGAAATGTTTTTTATAAAAATAAATCATACACAGATAAGGTTATGAATAAAGCTTTAGATGATATGATAAAAGATAAAGATAGATAAAATTAAACAAAAAAAATTATGCCATTTAAAATGATGAGCCCCTTTAATAAAGTGTCTACTTCTGCAATGAAGAAACTAAAAGACCTATCTGGGGATGGAAAGGTTACACAAAAAGATGTATTGATTGGTAGAGGAGTTATCAATCCTGATGGAACAAAAGTCAAAAGTCCTAATAAATTGAAAAAAAATAGTCCAGTTAAAAGTAATGGACCAGAAGAAGACGCTGAAATAACTAGAGAAGATATAGAAAAAGCACAAATAACTTTTGGTTTAACTCCACAACAAGCAGCAAATGCAAGGGTAAAACAAGAGGAAAGACGTAAAGCTGATGCAGAGTTTAGATTAAGAAGAAAAAATACAATAATTTTGCAACCATCGTTAAGAGATTCAGAAAAAAAATCAACAAAAAAAACTGATGAAAAGCCTAAATCAAGAAGTGAGGAGTTTGAAAGTCTTAACAGAAGACTTAATGAAGCAAAAGTAAAAAATATAGAAGTAAGTAAAGGATTAAAAGAGATTATAAAAAAAGATCCTCTTACTAGAGATGTACCTAAAAATTTTGGTGTGCTTGCGAGACCAGTTAGCACATCTGAAGTTAAAGATCCAAAAACAAATGCAACAAAAGATAGGACTTCACCTACTTCTGGTAAAAGATTACCTATAGATGCCATACAAGATAGACTTACAGCAGCCATAGATAGAGGAGGTAGAAAGGCTCAAATTAGAAAACAAACAAGAACAGCTAAAAGAACACTTAAAGAAGAAGGATTAGGAGGAAAAGTAAGTAAACTTGGAATTAATCCAGAAACAGGTAAATCTTTTACTAGTGCTAAACAAAAACAAGATTTTATAAATAAAAGAGAAAGAGAAAAAGAAAAAGAAAAAAAGAAGAAAGAAGAAAATAATAATAATGTAATCTTTGCAGGTGGAGGGAGTCCGGGAAAATTAATAAAAACTAAAAATAAAAGTAAAATGATGAAAAAAAGTCCAACAAAAAAAATACATAAAGGTGGTATGAAGATGATGAAAAAGAAATCACCTAATATGTTGATGAAAAAAGATTCACCAAAAAAATTAATGAAAAAGGATTCTTCAATGAAAATAATGAAGAAAAAATCACCTATGCCATTAATGAAGAAAAAAAATTCTTCAATGAAGATGATGAAAAAGAAAAAGTAAACATGGCATTTAAAATGAAAGGGTTACCGGGTTTTAACGAATCTGGTACACCTATTTTTCATAAAAACCTAGGTAAAAATATAGTGGCAGAAGCTAACAGGGATGGGACAATATTTTTGGATAAAGATGTTAAAAAAGGTAGTAAGTTAGCTGAAGAAGCAATTGAACATGAGAAAGTTCACATGAATCAAATGAAAAGAGGTGATCTCGATTATGATGATAAAAATGTGTACTGGAAAGGTAAAACCTATCCTAGAAGTCAAATGAAAGAAGGTAGTAGTGATTTGCCTTGGGAAAAAGAAGCTTACGAAAAAACTAGACGTAAATATAGAAATGGTAAAAGGAGGAGATAATGAGTGGTGATAAAAAGAAAAAATTTAAAGATACTAAATTAGGTGGATTACTATCAAAGATAGCACCTAAGATTTTAAATGTTGCTGGTGAATTTTTACCTGATGCTGGAGTTCTTAGCATGGTAAGTAAGATGATTGATGCAGATCCAGACATATCTCCAGAGGACAAGAAGATGTTGCAACAACATCAAAAAGAACTTTATAAGATAGAAGTTGCTGACAGAGATTCTGCTAGAAATAGAGAGATAGAAGTTGCTAAAACTGGTAAAAAAGATTTTATGATGACATTAACCGGCATAGTTGGTTTATTGTCATTTGCTTTTATAATATATGCTGTAGTATATGTACCTACTGTCACAGATAATGATTTGTTTGTACATCTTATGGGTATGGTTGAAGGTGTTGTTATATCTAACATATTTGCATACTACTACGGTACAAGCTCTAAAAAATAAAAATTCATGCCAAGAATATCAACTTTTGATTTAGATGGTACTATCAATAACTCTGACAAACTAGTAGGTACAGATTCAAGTGATGGTACTACAAAGAATTTTAGCGTACAATCTTTAAGAGAGTTTGTATATGCTAATACAGTTGTGGATGAATCCAGTGACACAACTTGTTTCCCACTTTTTTCTACTTCAGCAACAGGAACTCTGGCACCTAAAACTGGTACTAACTTAACTTTTAATTCTAGTAGTGGAGCTTTAACAGCCGCTAACTTTGTAACAACTTCAGATGAAAGATTAAAATCTGAAATACAACCCATTAAAGAAGGTATTGAAGTTATAAAAAAGTTTTCTTCTTACAGCTATATTAAAGGTGGTGAAAAAGAATCAGGTTTTATAGCTCAAGAAGTTAAAGAAGTAATACCTCATGCAGTATATGAAAATAATGATGGATACCTGTCTATGAGTGATAGAAGCGTCTTAGCTCACATGCATAAAGCGATACTTGAATTAGAAGAAAAATTAGTAGCAATAGAGGAAAAAATTAAGTAATATGGGTGTACCTACTAGCGGTAGTTTTAGTATGTTTGGTAATAGCGATAACACTACAATACAAGGTGCTATAACTGAAGGTGGTGGATCTGTAGCTAGTGTTGATAATTTAAACGATTTAATAGCTGCATCTAATGTTTCTTTATTTGATACAACTTTCTCTGGAGATTTAAGTGGTAGTTTAAGTAATGTAACTAACGCCAATCAATACAGAGGATATCCAGCATCAGTAGCCTCAACAGCTTTTGCATTCACTACAACGTTCCCTGCAGGTCAAAATTATAATGGAAGAATAACTTTAAATGGTACTTCTAGTGAATACGGTGCTGCTATTGCTTGGGGTGATGGTATTACAACTTTTATTAATATACTTACCTTTACACTTGATGCTGGTCAACTTAACAAAACTTATTTAGATAATAGTGGAGGGGGATCAACAAGCTCTTATAATGCTACCATAATAGCAGATACAGTTCTATCATTTCCAGAATGGAGTTTAACTACTTTTAATGTAACTGATATATCTGCTTGGGGTAATATAAAATGGAGAAAGTTAACATTACAAGGTGCAAGTACAAGTTTAAATATAAGTGCTAGCGACACACCAGATCTTTCAAGGTGTACAGATTTAAGTAGTTGTTTTCAAGGTCTAACAAATTTTAATGATAGTAATGTTACTAGTTGGGATGTTAGCAATGTGCAAGATTTTAATAGTATGTTTTCTAGTGCTTCTGCTTTTAATCAAAATATAGGTGGTTGGAATACAGGAAGTGCCACTAATTTCCTACAAATATTCATGAATGCTACATCTTTTAATCAAAGTATTAATTCTTGGGATACTGCAGATGTTACTAGTATGGTAAATATGTTTAGAGGAGCTACTTCTTTTAATCAAACTTGTAATTCTTGGAATACAGGTAATGTTACAAACATGACAGCGATGTTTAATAATGCTACATCTTTTAATCAAGATCTAAATTCTTGGGACGTAAGTAGCGTTACAAATATGAGTGCAATGTTTGAAGGAGCCACTGCTTTTAATGGAAACATTACTAGTTGGAATGTCAGTAGTGTTACCGATATGTCTGAAATGTTTGAAAATGCACAATCTTTTAATCAGAATATTAGTAGTTGGAATGTAAGCAGTGTTACTAATATGCATCGTATGTTTGAAGGTGCTGAAAGTTTTAATCAAGATATTAGTGGTTGGGATACAAGTAGTGTTACAAACATGAGTAATATGTTTAAGGGTGGAGAGTTAGGTATGGTTTTTAATCAAAACCTTGCTAGTTGGGATATAAGTAATGTAACAAATATGACAGATATGTTTAATGGTGCTGGTTCTTTATCTGACGCTAATTATAAAGCTACAATTATAGGTTGGGCGGCACAATCAACACAAAGTAATGTAACAGCACACTTTGACATTGCTCGTTTAACAGATACTGCAGGTCAAAATGCTAGAGCAACATTAGTTAGTAGAGGTTGGACAATTACAGACGGTGATGGTACACATACTTAAAAGTTAAAAAAATAACTATATATGTAATAGTAATATCAATAAGTATAATTAAATTAAATTTAAAATGAGTAAAGTAGAAAAAATAAAAAAAGAACAGTTAGAGTTATTACAAACACTAGTTAAACAAATTCAAAATGGTCAAAATCAAATTGGTCATATTGAAACACAAAAGCATGTTTTGTTACACCAAGTAGCAGAGGTACAAAAAACTTTAAAGAATACTCAAGATGAATTAGAAAAAGAGTATGGCAAAGTTTCTATAAGTATTGTTGATGGTACTATAACCAAACAAGAATTAAGTGAGTTAGCTACTGGTGAAAACAAAGAAGATAGAACTGTTAAAACAGAATTTGAAGGTGGTGGTGAAATCTTTAACAAAAAACCAAATCTAGAAGGAATTAAAGAGCTTGAAGGAGAGGGAGAAATAGGTAAGGATTACGAGTTTGAAGAAGCAAAAAAGTGAGTAAGCTAATACGTAAAATTAGTGTTGGTAAAGATTATAAAAATGAATCTATGCATTACTCCGTAGGTCAAGAGGTTTATGGAGGGCATAGGATTTGTGATATAATTGAAGAAGATGAAGGTTTTGATATTTACATTAAAAAAAATAATGATGTAATTATTTGGAAAAACTTCAACAAAAACATGGCTATATCTGTAGAGTATAATCTAGAATATTAATGAGGAGTATATATGACTTTATAATATCACCTAAGTCATCTCGTTATAATAATACTAAAAAAGTTGATGATAAAGATCTTATTCTTAATACAGAAATATATAATCATCAGTATGTTAGCAGGGAGGCTGTAGTTAAATCAACACCCATAGCAATTAATACTAAAATAAAAGTAGGTGATAATATTATAGTACATCATAATGTGTTTAGAAGATGGTATAATGTTGATTCTAAAGAAAAAAATAGTAGGAGTTATATAAATGAAAACACTTATTGTGTAAAAGAAGATCAAATATTTTCATACAAAAGAGACAATAAGTGGGTAGCTACAGATGGTTTTTGTTTTGTAAAGCCAATAAAATCTATAGATAAATATTCTTTAGATAAAGAAAGAGAATGTATAGGTGTTCTAAAAAAAAGTAATAAAACTCTTAATGAGTTTGGGTTAGAAGAAGGTGACTTAGTTGGATTTACACCTGTTAGCACTTATGAATTTATTATTGACGGTGAAAGACTATATAGAGTTTTAACTAGTCAAATTACAATTAAATATGAATATCAAGGAAACGAAGAAGAATATAATCCAAGCTGGGCAAGTAGCAGTTGAGGAATTAATTAAAGTAGCAAAAGAAGCTATTGTAGATTCTGATGATGATATATCGGCAGATAGATTAAAAAATGCTGCTGCAACAAAAAAACTTGCTATCTTTGATGCGTTTGAAATACTCAATAGAATAGAAGAAGAAGAAAATATATTAGAAAATAAAATATCACTTGATACAAATCAAAGTATATCATTTAGTGGTTTTGCAGAAAGAAAGTCTAAATAAAAAAATATGGCAACATTAACAGCAACATTAACATTAGCAAGTACAGACATTACTTCAGATGCTTTAAGTTTATCTGTAACAGATTCTTTAACAGTAACAGATCCCATAATAGGATTAAGTAAAGTAGCAGCTACAACTACAGGCAATGAAACAATAATATTGGCATCACATTCTAGTATTAGATATTTGTATTTAAAGCACACCGGAGTTGATGCAAGTGATTCTGCAGTAACATCAACATTAGAAGTTGAAATAGAAAATGGAAAATCTTTTGGAGAATTAAGTGCAGGTGAATTTATGTTTGTTCCAATAGGTCAAAATAGTGGTTCAGTTGCGGTACAATTAGAGGCTTCTGCAAATACAATAGTTGCTGAATATGCTTTCTTTACAAAAGGATAATATATGTATAAACAAACCTTATATAAGGTTGTAACTCCAATTAAATTAAATACAATATCAAGACTTAACAAGTCTAAGAAATGGGAGTATGGTTATAACAAAGAACACGATGTTGTTGTAATTAGTAAGACCGGTCAGATTGGGGATATATATGAGATACAAAATCTTAAGATAGCCTTACCTAAACAAAGTAATGTTGTTAAATTTAAAAGTAACAAATGGGAGTACACTGAATACCCTAAAGAACTTAGTAAAATAAAAACAATCTTTGATTGGAAAACATACTCTAATGATTTTAAAGAAAAATATATAGAATACATAGAGAATGAGTTCAAAATTAGAGAAGAGGGTTTATGGTACTATAATAGGGGTGTTCCTACTTATATTACTGGCACTCATTACATGTACTTGCAATGGAGTAAAATTGACGTTGGAAAACCAGATTATCGTGAAGCCAATAGATTATTCTACATCTTTTGGGAAGCCTGTAAAGCCGACTTTCGATCTTACGGGATGTGTTATCTTAAGAACAGACGATCCGGCTTCTCATTCATGGCGTCTGGTGAAGTTGTCAACCTTGCAACCATATCCAGTGATGCGAGGTACGGAATACTGTCCAAGTCCGGTCCCGATGCGAAGAAAATGTTCACCGACAAAGTGGTGCCTATATCCGTCAACTATCCGTTCTTCTTCAAACCAATACAAGACGGCATGGATAGACCAAAAACAGAACTCGCTTTTAGAGTTCCAGCATCAAAACTTACAAGACGGAGTATTACGAGCACCGACAGGACAGAGGATTTACAGGGCTTGGACACCACAATCGACTGGAAAAATACAGGAGATAACTCCTACGATGGAGAAAAAATCAAGTTATTGGTACATGATGAATCCGGAAAGTGGGAGAAACCAAACAACATCCTCCACAACTGGAGAGTCACAAAAACAACCTTAAGATTAGGTAGTAGAGTTATAGGTAAATGTATGATGGGTAGTACATGTAACTCATCAGATAAAGGTGGTGGTAATTTTAAAAAATTATACAGAGATTCTGATGTCACCAAAAGAAATAGAAATGGGCAGACTAGTTCTGGGCTTTATAGCCTTTTTATTCCTATGGAATGGAATTACGAAGGGTTTATTGATGAATACGGTCAGCCAGTATTTGATACACCTGAAAAAGAAGTTAAAGGACCTTATGGGGATTACATAGACATAGGTATATTAGAACACTGGCAAAATGAAGTTGATGGATTAAAAAATGATCCTGATGCATTAAATGAATTTTACAGACAATTTCCTAGAACAGAAGAACATGCCTTTAGAGATGAAACTAAAAACAGTATATTTAATTTAACTAAAATATACGAGCAAATAGACTATAATGAAGTTATGGAAAATAATGCTTCCATAACTACAGGTAATTTTCAGTGGATTAATGGAATTAAAGACTCTAAAGTAATATTTTATCCAGATCCAAAAGGTAGATTTAATATTAGTTGGATACCACAAAGTCATTTGCAAAATAAAGTAATACAAACTAACAACGGTAAAAAACCCGGTAACGAACATATAGGTGCTTTTGGATGTGATAGTTATGATATATCTGGTACTGTTGACGGTCAAGGTTCTAAAGGAGCTTTACATGGATTAACAAAATTTTCTATGGAGGATGCTCCACCAAATAAGTTTTTTTTAGAATATATTGCTAGACCTCAAACATCAGAAATATTTTTTGAAGATGTATTAATGGCATTAGTTTTTTATGGGATGCCTATACTTGCAGAAAACAATAAACCAAGGCTTCTTTATTATTTAAAAAGAAGAGGGTATAGAAGCTATTCCATGAATAGACCGGATAGAATATGGAATAAATTATCTATAACTGAAAAAGAAATAGGTGGTATACCAAACTCTAGTGAAGATATGAAACAAGCACATGCTGCAGCGATTGAAATGTACATACAAAATTATGTTGGTGCAACACCAAATGGTAGTTATGGAGATATGTTCTTTAACAAAACATTGAATGATTGGTCTAAGTTTGATATAAATAATAGAACTAAATTTGATGCATCTATAAGTAGTGGTTTAGCTATAATGGCTTGTAATAGAAATCTATATACACCTGTTGTAAAAAAAGAAAAACAAAAAATAAACATTGGATTTGCTAGATATAAAAATATAGGCATGTCATCTAAAATAATAAAAGAAGAATATGGCTGATTCATATATTAAGAATTATTTTCCTAGTCAAGTAGCAAGTGATCTTGAAAAAATAAGTTCAGAATATGGTCTTAAAGTAGCTAAAGCCATTGAAAGTGAATGGTTTTATGGAGATTATGGTACTCAAAGATTTAGAACTAATTTTGATAATTACCACAGACTAAGATTGTATGCTAGAGGAGAGCAGTCTGTTCAAAAATATAAAGATGAATTATCAATTAATGGTGATTTGTCTTATCTTAACTTAGACTGGAGACCTGTACCTATAATCCCAAAGTTTGTGGATATTGTTGTTAATGGTATTGCTGAAAGAACTTATGATGTAAAGGCTTTTTCTCAAGATCCTTATGGGGTTAGTAAAAGAACTGAATACATGGAAAGTTTACTAGATGACATGAGAACTAAAGAACTAAATGTTTTCACAAAACAAGCCTTTGGTATTGACATTGCTAACTTTCCAGAAGAGAAATTACCTGATTCTCAAGAAGAGCTTGAGTTACACATGCAGTTGACATATAAACAAGCTATAGAAACAGCAGAAGAACAAGCTATAAATGTTTTATTTGAAGCCAATAAATATGAACTTACAAAGAAAAGGTTTTATTATGATCTTACTGTATTAGGCATAGGTTGTGTTAAAAATACATTTAATAATTCTGAAGGAATAAAAGTAGATTATGTAGATCCTGCTAACTTAGTTTATTCTTATACTGAGTCACCTTACTTTGAAGATATTTATTATGTAGGAGAAATAAAAACAATACCTATAAACGAATTAAAAAAAGAATTTCCAAATTTATCTCAAGAAGATTTAGAAGAAATAGAAAGACAGCCAACTAGTTACGCAATGCCTAATAATAGGTCTTCTTACGATAAAACTGACAATAATCAAATAGATGTTTTGTATTTTAATTACAAAACATATATGAATGAAGTTTATAAAATAAAAACAACAGCAACAGGATCATCTAAAGTATTAATTAAAGATGACACATTTGATCCTCCAGTAGAAGTTTTAGATTCTAATTTTGAAAAAATATCTAGATCTATTGAAGTGCTTTATGAAGGTGTTTTGATTTTAGGCACTGATAAGTTATTGAAATGGCAGTTAGCCACTAATATGATGAGACCTAAAAGTGATAATAGTAAGGTTAAAATGAACTATGCTATTGTTGCCCCAAGAATGTATAGAGGTCGTGTAGAGTCTTTAGTTGGTAGAATTACAGGGTTTGCTGATATGATCCAACTAACTCACCTTAAAATTCAACAGGTTATGTCAAGACTAATACCTGATGGAGTTTATCTTGATGCTGATGGTATAGCTGAAATTGATCTTGGTAATGGAACCAATTACAATCCGCAAGAGGCACTAAATATGTTTTTTCAAACTGGTAGTGTAATAGGTAGATCAATGACATCTGACGGAGATATGAATCCGGGTAAGGTGCCTATACAAGAAATAGCAAGTGGCAGTGGTGGAGCTAAAATGCAGTCACTAATAGGTAATTATAATTATTACTTGCAGATGATTAGAGATGTAACAGGGCTAAATGAAGCTAGAGATGGTAGCACTCCTGACAAAAATGCTTTAGTAGGATTGCAAAAAATAGCTGCAGCAAATTCAAATACTGCTACAAGACATATATTACAGTCAGGATTATTTTTAACAACAGAAACTGCTGAATGTTTATCTCTTAGAATATCGGATGTGCTTGAATATTCACCAACAAGAGATGCTTTTATACAAAGCATAGGTGTACATAATGTCGCTACTTTAGATGAATTGCAAAATTTACATTTACATGATTTTGGGATATTTTTAGAAATTGAACCAGATGAAGAAGAAAAACAAAGACTTGAGAATAATATTCAAGCAGCAGTTGCACAACAAGGCATAGATTTAGAAGATGCAATAGATTTGAGACAAATAAAAAATGTAAAACTTGCTAATCAACTTTTAAAAATTAAAAGAAGGAAAAAGTTTGAAAGAGATCAAATCGCTCAACAACAAAACATACAAGCACAAGCAAATGCAAACGCTCAAGCACAACAAGTTGCAGCACAAGCGGAGGTTCAAAAACAACAATCTCTTGTTCAAATTAATGCTCAACTTGAACAATTAAGAGCTCAATTAGATGCTCAAAAAATGGAACAAGAAACATTTGCAAAAAAAGAACTAATGCAATTAAAGTTTCAATATGATTTACAGTTAAAACAATTAGAAACAGCTGGGTTAAGTTCTAGAGAAAAGCAAAAGGAAGATCGTAAAGATGAAAGAACTAAAATTCAAGCAAGTCAACAGTCTGAATTAATTGATCAGAGAAAGAAAAATAAACCACCTAAAAATTTTGAATCACTTGATCAAGATATGATTGGTAATAATGTTAATTTAGGTGGTTTTAATCAATAAATAAAAACAAAAATAAAATGGGTATAAATTCAACCGGAACATCTTATAACTTTGGACAACTAGGTAGTGTTACTTGTCAAACAGCAACACCTGTAGTTCCACCACAAGGTATGGTAATAACTGCAATTCAATTTTTAGCAGATAATACTCCTACTGTTTTAAAAAGTGAAAACTTAGGAGTTACAGGACCAAACTTTTTTTCAACAGAAGCAGCAGATCATGTTAATTATAATGGAGTAACAGAAGTTAATGTTACTAATGGAACATACGCTGCTGGAGCAAATATAACCATAGCTTCTGCTGATACTAAAATTAAGGTAGGACAATATGTTTTACTTATAGCTCAAGGAGACACTATTGATAATGGAATAACTGTTGATTCAGAGACTCCAATACCTATATATGGTGGACCCAGTAATCAAGGAGTTTTTGTAACTGCTTATGCAAATACAACTACATCCTTACAACTTAGTGCTCAAATAACTCCATCAAGTCAAAGTTTAGTTTTTTTAGATAACTACAATGGTGCTGGTGGTAATGATGCTACAGGAATAACTTATCCGAAAGGATTAACTATAGTTGGTAGATATACAACTATAACTCCTGAAGCAGATGCTGATGGTGGTGTAATCTGTTACTTTGGATACTGATGCCGGGCATAGGAATAAGTTTAACTTCTTTCCCACGTGCTGCTGCAGTGGCAATAGAAGATTATGTTTGGGATGTTGTTAGTGGTGATTTGACACCTAGAGACGGTATTGCTTATGATTTTAGTGATTCTTGGGATGTAACTAGTACAGAACTAACACCTGCAGAGTCACCTAGTGAAGAAGGTTATTGGAATGTAGATTCAAATGGAGATTTAACACCTAAATAAAAAATATAAAACATAAAACAATAAAACAATGTCAATAACATATAGTTGGAAAATAGATAAAGTTGGTTCACTCTCAACAAAAGATGATAAATCAGATGTGATTAAATATGTTGATATATATTTAAAAGGAGTTGATGATACTGAAGATCAAAATACTGTTTCATCTTACCACCGAGTGGGGTTTGACACTTCAGATCTTTCTAGTTTTATTGAATTTTCAGATGTAACAGAATCAAATGTATTTAGTTGGGTTGAAAGTACGATTGGTACGGATAGACTTAATGAATGGAAACAAGATATAGAAAAATTAATACAGGAAAAAGTAACTCCTAAACTAGTTAATAAACAACTTTCTAATTAAAAATAAAAAATGGCAATAACATATACATGGGATACAAAAACTGTAGATACCTACCCAACAAAAAGTGGTAAATCAGATGTAATATTTAAAGTTTATTGGAAGCTAGAAGGTGTAGATGATACAGCAGAAAAAAACTCATCAGTAACAACTGGTGTTGCAGAAATAGATACTTCAGATCTTTCTAGTTTTACAGAGTTTGCAGTTTTGAAAGAATCTGATGTAATTGGTTGGGTTGAAACTTATCTTGGTACAGATCAAATAAATCACTATAAAAGTGTAATTGAAGAAGTAATACAAGAAAAAGCAACACCAACTGTTGTTAGAAAATATATCGGTGAATAAAAAATAAAATATGGCAACTAAAAACATAGTACCTAATGCCGACAGTGAAGGTCAATTAGGAACATCAAGTAAATTTTGGTCTTCAGCTTATTTAGATGGATTAAATATTGGCAATGATGCAGCAGCTAATTTAGTATTTACGCCATCTGCAAGTGACACTATTACTCTTGCAGCAGCCGCTAATGGAGCTTTTACAATTACAACTGTAGATGCAGCTGCAGCAGCAGCTAATGTTGGATTTGTTGTAGATGGTAATTTTACTGTAAGTAATGTAACATCAACAATAACATCTTCATCTTCTGATATTACTACTTTTGCTACTACAAATGCAACTTCTGGTTACACTGAGTTTGCTTATAATACTAGTACAGTTGCAGGTTATATAGGTAATGGTACTTCTTTATTGAGTGGTGCAGCTAATACTGATTTTATAATGAGATCTGAATCTGGTGCTGTTAAATTTACAACAGGTGGTGGTAATTTAGCATTAACTTTAGACACTAGTCAAGATGCAACTTTTGCAGGAAATGTTAAAGTTGGTAGTTCAGCAACAGTAACACCTGCAACAAACGCTGATGATATAGTTATTGACAAAGGCGCGAGTGAAAGTGGTATTACTATTGTATCTACAGCAGCAGCAAGTTTAAGATTTGGAGATGCAGATAATGCTAGTATTGGTTATGTTGAATATAATCACAGCACCGATGCAATGCGTTTTGGTACTGCTAATGCAGGGAGTGCATTAACTATTGCAGAATATGGTTTATTAACAATAACCACTGGATCTAGCACTAATCCAAGAATATCATTTGCAGGTACTAATGTTTCAGGCACACATTTTATTCAGTTAGATCGTGGTTCAGGTGCTAGCGACTCTGCGTTCGAAGTTTATGTAAATGGAGCAACTAGATTTGAAGTTAAAGCTGGTGGTGATGCAGAGATAGCAGACGGTAACTTAGTAATAGGTACAGCAGGGCATGGTATTGATTTTGCTGCTGAATCACCAAGTGGAAGTGGTTCAGCAAATACTATTTTAGACGATTACGAAGAAGGTACTTTTACAGCTACTATTTTAAATTTAACTGGAAGTAATCCAACTGTTACTGGTGCAGGTTCAAGTGCACCTGAAAATGTTACCGGACAATATGTTAAAATAGGTCAAATGGTGCATATCCAATATAACAGTGGTGAAATAAATATATCAAATCTTAATGGTGGATCCAGTGCTGCAATAGGTGGACTACCTTTTGCTAGTGCTTCAGGGCATACAGGAGTAATAACAGTTTCACATAGTGTAAATTTTAGTGCAGCAGTTAATAATGGATTTATCTCCTCTGGATCAAGTTCAGTTGGTCTTGTTCAAGATAATACTACCAATTATGTAAATTGGGTAGCATCAGGAGATACATTTGTAATGATAGGAGGAACGTATATTACAACAAGTTAAAATACATCTAGTGGGTTCTAGGTGCGGACAAATAAATAAATAAATTATGGCAATAACAAAAGAAGTAAAAGTAGATAAAATAGAAGTAGTTCAAGATTGGAATATTCAAGTAAGAACAGCTACTATTGTTAAAGAAGATGGCGTTGAATTAACAAGATCTTTTCATAGGCATGTATTAGTTCCGTTTAGTTCATCTAAAGCAGAAGACAACAGTTGGACGCATACAGCCACTGATATTTCAGGTGAAGCAGCTAATGTACAAGCAATAGCAAATGTTGTATGGACAGATGATGTAAAGACCGCATACAAGACTTTTAAGGAAGCTCAATAAGAGATTACAATTTTTTAATTTATATTATATTATATCATGAAATAAAAAAAAATAAAACATGGCAACAAAAAATATAGTACCTAACGACAATGGAGAAGGTGGAATTGGTGTAACAGGAAAGCGTTGGAATACAGCGTTTATAAATACTATAACTGGTAATCTTACAGGTAATGTTACAGGTAACGTATCTGGAACAGCAGCTACAGTAACTGGTGCAGCACAAAGTAATATCACATCATTAGGAACACTTACGACACTAACAGTAGATAATGTTATAGTAAATGGTACAACAATAGGTCATACTAGTGATAATGATTTGTTAACTTTAGCTGATGGTGTTTTAACCGTTGCAGGTAGTCTAGGTCTTGGAGGACTTGCTGTAGGTAGTTATTCTTCTGCAGGAAATGATTTAGTGCTTGGTAGCACTAGTTCTAATAATACTGGTATATCAATAGTTTCAGCTAGTGGAGGTAGTAGTAATGACAGTAGAGGTAATATTTATTTTGCTGACACCACTAATGACACTAGTGGTTTCATAACTTATCTACACACTTCTGCAGGTGAAAAAATGCGTTTTGGAGTTGCTGATACTTTAGAATTAACAATAACTGGTTCTGGAATTGAAATACCAGACTCTGGCACAATCGGTTGTACTTCTGACACTGATTTACTTACTCTAGCTTCTGCATCATTAACCGTTGCTGGTGGGGTAACAATTAACGGAGGTTCAAATGAAGTAGAGATAAATACAAATTTACTTGATATTAATTCTACAGATAACATAACAGTAGATGCCACTGATGATATAACAATTACATCAGGTACCGCTAGTTCTCAAGGACTTTTAACCATTGCTCAAGCACATAAATATGGGCAAATAATCCTTAACTCATCTGCCGAATATCAGTCTGATTCTTCAGCAATAGATGGAATAAAACTTATATGTAATACAGCACCTGGTACATCTAAAGTAACAATTGATGCAGGTGTTGCTAACATACAAACTAAAAGTAGATTCGCTGTTAATTATCCAACAATTCCTGCATCTTCTTATTATATAGACTTAAAAGTTGCAAACTCTGCTGGGACTTTAATTGCGATTGGAAATACAACATCTGAAGTAAGGTGTTTGGATAATTTAAATGTGGTTGGTGATGGAAGAATTCAAAGCCTTTCTGGAAGTGGGAATAGAGCAGTATTTTCTACAGCAAACGGAACTTTAACAAACTCAAGCTCAGATGAAAGCTTAAAAGAAAATAAAGAACCAATACCTTATGGTTTAGATTCTGTTTTAAATCTTAACCCAATTACTTTTAACTGGAAAGATAAAATTAATTTTGGATCTCAAAAAGAGATAGGATTTATTGCACAGGAAGTTCAAAAAGAAGTTCCTGAAGTTGTTGGTTCAGATAGTGAAAATAAACTTACTTTAGAATATGCTAAATTAGTACCTGTTTTAACTAAAGCTATTCAAGATTTAGAAGCAAGAGTAAAAAGCTTAGAAGAAAAATAAAACAATTTTTTAATTTATATTATATTATATTATGGAAGAGAACACAATACAAGAAGAAGTTCTTGAGAAAAAACCTCAAGAAAAAATAAAAGTTAAAAGACGTCCTAAATCTGTAAAAAGAAAAATACAAGACGAGGTTATTAAAATAGACCTATCCAAGCCTGTACAAAAAGAAGAAGAAGGACAAGAAAACAAAAAAGAAGAAGATGCCGTTCAAGAGCAAAGCACAGATGAGGTTTCTAGCAGCAACGAATCCGAAACTATTTCAGAGGTACAAGAAGAAAACAACAAAGAAACAAATGAAGAGTCTGCCGGACAAGAAAAAGAAGAAAAAGTAGAAGAGAAGGCAGAAGAACAACCTGTACTTGAAGAAATAAAGGAAGAAGAGGAAGAAAAGAAAGAGGAGGAAGTTAAGCAAGAAACACAGCAACTAACTGAAGAAGTTAAAGAAGCTGTACAAGAACAAAAAGAAACAGGAGTTGAATTACCTGAAAACATACAAAAGGTAGTTGACTTTATGAAAGAAACTGGAGGAAGTCTAGAAGATTATGTTAGACTAAATCAAGATTACAGCAATTTAGATGATAAGTTTTTGTTATTAGAATATTACAAACAAACAAAGCCACATCTAAATGGTGAAGAAATTAATTTTTTAATGGAAGACTCTTTTTCTTACGATGAAGAAGTAGATGAAGAGAAAGATATTAAAAGAAAAAAATTGGCGTTTAAAGAGCAAGTTGCTAACGCTAAAGTTTACTTAGACGGATTAAAGTCTAAATATTATGAAGAAATCAAAATGGGTTCTAAGTTAGCACCTGAACAGCAAAAAGCTATTGATTTTTTTAATCGTTATAACAAAGAGACTGAAGAGTCTCAAAAATTAGCAGAGAAGCAAAAAACAGTTTTCTTAAATAAAACTAATGAAGTCTTTAGTGATCAGTTCAAAGGTTTTGAATATGATGTTGGAGACAAGAGGTATAGGTTTAATATTAAGGAAGCAAATAAAGTAAAAGAAACTCAAAGTGACATTAACAATTTTGTTAGAAAGTTTCTAAATAAAAATAATGAAATGTCAGATGCTAAGAGTTATCATAAATCTTTATTTACAGCAATGAATCCTGACGCTGTTGCTAAACATTTCTATGAACAAGGTAAAGCTGATGCTATCAAGGATAGTGTTACTAAGTCTAAAAATATAGACATGGGTTCTAGACAGTCTCATAGTGAGGTTGAAGCTGGAGGTATAAAAGTTAAAGTGTTAAGTGATGATTCTGCTAATTTTAAATTTAAACTTAAAAATAAAAAATAAATTTAAACATAAATAAAAATTAAAAATTATGGCAATTACAGCAGGAAGTAATTTGAATAGCGTGCCTTCTTCACAGAAGCAAACATTAAGTTCAAATTACATTGATTTTACAGCTTCTGGAACAGCTGGATGGGCACAGCAGTATGTACCAGACTTGTTGGAACAAGAAGCTGAAGTATTTGGAACTAGGACTATATCTGGTTTTTTATCTCAAATAGGAGCAGAGGAATCTATGACGTCTGATCAAGTTATTTGGTCTGAGCAGGGTAGATTACATATTTCAGTAAAAGGTACAGTTGATGTATCTGAGTCTATTTTTACAGTAGTAACAGACATTGATGGTAATGTATCTGGTGACGGATTTACAGTTGCTGATCATGGAGTTAGACTAAATGATGTAGTTTTAGTAGCTATAGCAGGATTTGCTTTCCCATGTCATGTAACAAAGGTTAATGGTTCAGCCATTACAGCACAACCATTTGAAGCTGAAAACATGGATGATATTTCTGGTACTGCAGATGGCGATGCTACTTTGTTAGTTATTGGTTCTGAATTTACAAAAGGTGTTACAGGTCAAGGATCTTATGGTTCTGGAACTGGTAGTTCTAAAACTTCAAAGCCAACTCATAAGTCTTTTACTAACAAACCAGTTATTATAAAAGATTACTATGAAATTTCAGGATCTGACTCATCACAAATAGGTTGGGTTGAAATTAGTGGAGAAGAAGGACAGAGTGGATATCTTTGGTATTTAAAAGCTGAAGGTGATACTCGTGCTCGTTTCTCTGATTATTTAGAAATGATTTGTTTAGAATCACAAAAAACAAATTCTAATTCACATGTTGTTGATGCTGGAGGTACTAATGACACTGAGTATGCTGCGTTAGGTAGTAATTCTGGTACTGAAGGTTTGTTTGCTGCTATCGAAGATAGGGGTAATCTTACTAGTGGTGTGACTGGAGTTAATGCTTCAACAGATTTATCTGAGTTTGATGCTATTTTAGCAGAATTTGACAAACAAGGTGCAATTGAAGAAAATATGTTATTTGTAAATAGAGGCACATCTCTTGCTATTGATGACATGCTTGCTTCAATGAACTCTTATGGTGCTGGTGGTACTTCTTATGGAGTATTCAGTAACGATGAAGAGATGGCGTTGAATTTAGGATTTACAGGATTTAGAAGAGGATCTTACGATTTTTATAAGTCTGATTTTAAATATTTAAATGACAAAGCTACAAGAGGTGGAATTAATGACAGAGCAACAACTGACGCTATTCGTGGTGTAATTGTTCCAGCTGGAGTATCTTCTGTTTACGATCAACAGTTAGGTAAAAATCTAAAACGACCATTTTTACATGTTCGATATAGAGCATCTCAAACTGATGATAGAAAAATGAAAACTTTTGTAACTGGATCTGTTGGAGCAGTTACATCTGATTTGGATGCAATGCAGATCAACTATTTATCTGAAAGATGTTTAGTTGTTCAAGGTGCAAATAACTTCATGTTAATGAAGTAATTATTACTTACAAGTAGGGTGTAGTTTATTTCTACACCTTACTTTTTATTTTTTATTAACTTATATTATATTATATTATGGCTAAGAAACAAACAAGATCTGCTAATAGAAAAGCAGTTCAAAATACAGATAGTATGGTTATGGATGAACCAATGGTTCAAGAAAAACCTACAAAACAAAAAAATACAAAAACTGATAATTGGGAAATAAAAGACAGAACTTATTATCTTGTAAACAACAAAACTCCCTTATCAAGATCTATAAAATCTTCAGGAATATATTATTTTGATGAAGAAAAAGGTTATGAAAGAGAATTAAAATATACAGAAAATCAAAGAACTGTTTTTGTAGATGAAATGAAAGGTGATCAAAGATTATCTCATATCATATTTAGGAATGGATATTTAGTAGTTCCTAGAGAAAAGCAAACGCTACAAAAACTACTATCACTGTACCATCCTCATAAAAATCTTGTTTATAAAGAATTTGAAAAAGTAAAAGAAGCAGAGAATGAAATAGAAAGTCTAGAAATGGAAATAGAAGCTTTAAATGCAGCTAAAAATTTAGACATAGATATTGCAGAAGCTGTAATGAGGGTAGAAATTGGATCTAAGGTATCAGAGATGAGTTCTAAGGAACTTAAAAGAGATTTATTAATATATGCTAAAAGAAACCCAGATCTCTTCTTAGAACTTGTTAATGATGACAATGTGCAACTAAGAAATTTTGGTATAAAAGCTACTGAAATTGGTATTATAAAATTATCATCAGATCAAAGAAATTTTTTATGGGGATCTAATGGTCGTAAATTAATGACTGTACCATTTGATGAACATCCATATTCAGCTTTAGCATCTTGGTTTAAGACTGATGAAGGAATGGAAGTTTATTCAAATATTGAAAAACAATTAAAGTAAAAAGTACAATAATAGTGTGATTATATATATGTAGTCACACTATTATTTTAAAAATAAAAATATGTCAGTAAGTGTAGATACAGTATATCAAAGAGTTTTAGCGATTGCTAATAAAGAACAAAGAGGATATATAACTCCTCAAGAGTTTAACTTATTCGCCAATCAAGCTCAACTAGATATATTTGAACAATATTTTTACGACATAAATCAATTTAATAGAGTACCCGGAAATGACACAGAGTATTCTAATATGATTGATTTATTAAATGAAAAGGTAGCTATATTTCAAAAGTATCAACAAACTATATCTACTATAGATTCATCAGGAATAGGTACATTACCAACTGATGTTTATAGGTTAGGCACTGTCATGTATTCAGGCGGAACATACCCTATTGAACTAGATGAGGTTTCACAAAATGATGTTTTAGATTTAGAAAAATCTCCTTTAACCAGAGCAACTTTAAATAGACCTTATTTTACCAGACAAAATAAAACAACAATAAAATTATATCCTTTATCTTTAGCTTCATCTACTGCTGATGTAAATGGGTCAATAAGTAGCACTACAGCTTTGGTCGTAGATGGTCAGTCTACAAATAGAAATATTGCAGTTGGAGATACTGTAACAGGAACAGGAATTTCTGGAACTGTCACAGTAGCTAGTTTAACAGATCAAAACAATTTAGTTTTATCTTCTAGTCAAAGTATAAGTGATGGTGTAACTTTAACATTTACACCTAGTGTTAAGTGTAATTATGTAGACAAACCAACAGATGCTTCTTTTGATTATACTATAGTCAATGGAGAAGCTTTATTCAATTCTACAAACTCTGTAGATTTTGAACTACACGAATCTGAAGAAACAGAACTTGTATTAAAAATATTAGAATTAGCAGGCATATCTATAGAAGACCCTCAACTATATCAAGCTGCAACTCAACAAGAAGTTAAAAAATTACAACAAGAAAAAGTATAATAGATGGGATTATTAGGAACAACAACTGAACAAAGCTATTATAGTCAAAGTCAGAGTTTTACTGCTACAGCTAGTCAAACAAGATTTGTATTAACAACAAGTTTTTTCCCAACTTTACCTACAGCTGAAACTCAATTTGATGTTTTTGCTGATGGAGTGCAACTATCAAGTTCACTTTATAGTTATAGTTCACCTAATTTAGATTTTTCATCAGGAAGAACTGCAGGTGAAGTTATATTAGTTAAAGAAAATACATCAGCAGAAACTTTTGGTAATTATCAAAGAATAAGTTTGGATGACATTATAAGTAATTTTATGGTTGCTTATGTAGGTAGTGAAAAAATAATAAATAGAGTCAGAAGAGCAGATGTTGCTTTTCATGCTCAAAGAGCATTGCAAGAGTTTAGTTACGATACTTTAGAATCTAAAAAATCTTTTGAGCTAGAAGTTCCTTTAAGTTTATTAATACCATTACCTCAAGATTATGTTAATTATGTTAAAATATCTTTTGTAGAGGCTGAAACAGGTATTAAAAGACCACTATACCCCACTAGATCACTTAGCAATCCTAGATCAATACTGCAAGATTCAGACTATAATTTTTTATTTGATGCTACTACTGGAGATTTACTAGAGTCAAATGATTCAGAATCTTGGTCAAGATCTAAAAGTAATAGTCAATCAGATTCAAATATAACATCAGAAAATACATTAGATGAAAGAACAAAATTACTTTTGGGTGGTAGATATGGATTAACTCCAGAATCTGCTCAAATAAATGGTACTTACTATATAGATCAACTTAGAGGTAATATACATTTTAGCTCTTCCGTTGCAGGAAAAACTATTATATTAGATTACATTAGTGATGGTTTAGCTACAGATGGTGAAATGGTTGTGCATAAATTTATAGAAGAAGCTATGTACAAATATTTAGCTCATGCTATATTAGCAACTAAAGCAAATGTTCCTGAATACATTGTAAATAGATTTAAAAGAGAAAGGTTTGCTGCTATAAGAACTGCTAAATTAAGATTGTCTAATCTTAAATCTGAGGAGATTGCTCAGATAATGAGAAATAAGTCTAAGAGAATTAAACATTAAAATATGGCAGACATAAAACATCACTTTCGTGCAGGTCGAATGAATAAAGATCTGGATGAAAGACTAGTACCTAATGGTGAATATAGAGATGCTCAGAATATTGAAATAATTACTTCTGAAGGATCTAATGTTGGGTCTATTCAAAATGTTTTAGGTAATACATTAAAAGATGGTAGAAACTTTGACAATAGCACAGGCATACTAACTAATTGGGGCAGTAACTCATCTTCAATAAAAGACTTAACAAATCCTAAATGCATAGGATATGTTGTAGACCCTCAAAATGATAAAGTATATTGGTTTATATCTTCAGGCAGCACCGTTAGAGCACAAGTTACTAGTGAAAGAACAGATACTAGTTTTTTAATAGAGAAAAACTCTGGGACTATAGTTGAGGGTATGACTGTTAGTGGTAAAGGAATATTTGACGAAGTGACAGTAACAACGGTTTTAACTTCAAATAGTATTATTTTATCTAAAACACTTACTCTTGAAGATGGTGCATTATTAACATTTAAATCTAAAATTAGTTGTATTGCAGAGTTTGATAGCACTACAGGGGAAATATCACCAGTTCTAGTTGATAAAAATGACATATTAAAATATAGTGATGAATATTTGATAACAGGGGCAAATGTTATTAGTGGATTGCTTTCTTGGACAGATAATCAAACTGAACCTAAATTAATAAAAATATCTAAATTTAAAGCTGGTTCTAGCACTTTTAACTACCACACTCAAATTAATAATGCAGATTTTACAGAAAAAGATATTACTGTAATTAAGCAATCTCCATTAAATGCACCAACATTAACAATGTCCTCTACTGAAAGAACTCAAAGTAGTTTTGGTGTAGAAGGTGGAACTCCTGTTTTTATAAAAAAAGACTTTTACAGTGGAGGTTCTGTTTTAACTTCAGGATCTAGCTTTGATATAACATTTAGTCCTCAAGCTAATTTTATAAAAGATGACATTATAATATTAGAACATATTGAAATAGATAATGTAACTGAAACTAAACATACAATAACTGTAAAAATACTAGGTTTAATAAATTCTGAAATTATTACTGAAGGATTCCCTGATTCAAATACATATTCAGCAACATGTATTATTCAAACGATAAACACAAACCTACCAGATTTAGGTGCTGTTACTTGGACTGCTACACTAAAAGAAAAAGATCCTTTATTTGAAGATACTTTTGTAAGGTTTGCTTACAGATATAAATATAAAGAAGGTCAATATTCTACATTTTCACCTTTTTCTGAAGTAGCTTTTTTACCTAGTGAATTTTTGTATGAAAGTGATGAAAGTCACAATATAGGTATGCAAAATTCATTAAGAACATTATCTTTAAGTGGTTTTGATACTCAGCCAGAAGATGTTGAATTAGTTGAAATATTAGTTAAAGATTCAGTTAGTAATGCTGTATATGTAGTAGATGTTTTAAAAAATAGAGAAACATCATATTCTGTTTTGTCTGAAAGTTTTGGTGCATTAGTAGAATCAAATCAAATATTAAGACCTTTTGATAATGTACCTAAAAAAGCAAAAGCTCAAGAAATAATAGCTAATAGACTTATATTTGCAAATTATTATCAAGGATATAATTTATTAAAACAAAATACTCCTGATATTGATGTAACTGTAGAACAGAGTGCTTCTAATTTAAAAACTACGGCTACTGTATCTACATCTAATAAAGGTGAAAGTAATAAAATTATTTTATCTTCATCTAATTCTTTAATTGAAGTAGGTATGTTAATAACAGGTGAAGGAATACCTGCTCACACTTTTGTTAAAAATATATCTGGTACCATATTAACAATATCTGCAGAAACAAAAAAATTTAGTGATATATCTAGAGTTACAACTACATATACACCTAATAGTTGGGAGGTGTATGTGGAGGAAAATACTGTTTTAACATTTACTAAAAAGAAAATACCTGAAAAATCAGTTAAATCTTTAAGAACTTATCAAATAGGTACAACTTATTCTGATAGATATGGAAGAGAGACCCCGGTTTTTTCTTCAAAAAAATCATCTATTAAATTACCTAAATCTTTTGGTGTAACAAAAAATAGGATAAACGTACAGTTACAAAATAATGCTCCTGACTGGGCAACGCATTATAAGTTTTTTGTAAAAGAAACTTCAAGTGAATATTATAACTTAGCTCTTGATAAGTTTTATTTTGCAGAAGATGGTAATATTTGGTTATCATTTCCTTCAGCTGAGAGAAATAAAGTAGATGAAGAAACTTATTTAATACTTAAGAAACAACACGATAATGATAATTTTGTATCGGAAAAAGCTAGATACAGAGTTTTAGATATATCTAATGAAGCACCAGCTTTTATATCTCAAAAATTAATTTCTTCAGGTAAAGCTAACTGTTCAACATTATCAGTAAATCAGCCATCAGTTGGATCTACATTTTTTCAATTTAATGGACCTGAAGCATCTTCAAATCCTTCATTTTCTTCTGCATTTAGAACTGAAAGTGAAATACAAATATCTACAGATATACCAACAAATGATTCCCCTACAGCAAAAGTAAATGGTGCTACTTCTGATTCTACATCTTTAGCCATAGATAATAATGTTGGTATTATTAGAGTAGGAGATAGAGTTGTTGGAACTGGAATATCAGGAGATGCTACTGTTAAAACAATAATTGATCAAAATAATTTAGTATTATCTTCTGTACAAACAATAAGTGATAATACTGATTTAAATTTCATACCTGCTCCTGCTAAAAGATCTAGAAAATACAAAATACAAAGTGGTGGACTATCTAGCAGTGGAACTGTTTACGATGTAACTCTAAAAGAACCAATACATGAAAGTGATGAAGACGTGTTCGCATCAACTTTAGTTTCTGAAGGATCAGATATTAGTGTAAACATATTCAGAAAAACTATAGAACCAAAAGATGAGTTTTTTGGTAGATTTTTTGTTAAAGTATCTAGAGACACAGTTTTAGATAAAAACATAATAGAGGCATTTCCTTCAGTAAAGTCTAGATTTGATATAGTAAAAAGTGAAACTATTAATTTAAACTTATTAAATGATTTTTCAAATAAAGATGAAGACTCTGAAAAACCAAAAAGAGATTTTGCTTGGGGTGATGAGGATTTTGGTAGTGCAACTAATCCTTTAAATTCAACAAATACACATCCAAAAAAAGGTTCTGAGTTTTTTGAATTTTATTTTGGAGGTATAGATATAGGTCAGTATGGTGTTGAAGAAGATGATATAAGTATAAATGTAAATCCACTGATAACAGAAATAACCAAGCCGGGAGCTTTAATACAATTTAGTAATGATTTTGGAGACAAAGGTTCGGTATATGAAGTTACAGGTAGTAGTGTAAAGTCTGAATTTAGAACTAATGATACTACAAAAAGAACATGGATAAGTGGTAAAAGAAGATTATATAAAGTATTTATAAGAAACCAAGAAACAGGGGAGCTATACGATGATTCGTTTAATCCGTCTACTGCAAGCTCAACTCTTCTTGGGAGAATAAGTAAAATATCTTTAGTAAAGAAAAACATACAAGTAGATGATGAAAAAATAAGTTCTAACAATCCTGCAATATTTGAAACAGAACCAAAAACAAAAGAAGGATTAGATATTTACCATGAAGCAAGTAATGCTTTACCTATTATAAAAGCAGGTATGACTGTTACTGGTACAAATGTGGGATCTGGTAATTCTAATATTGTTAGTTCAGTTGTAGATGGTAGTAATATAGAATTATTAAATAATACAAATGGCACTATGTCTAGTGGAACTGTATTAACTTTTACTGATCAAGATAATATATACAGTTTTACGGTAACCACTAGTGGAGATGTTGCCACAGCTAAATCTGTTGTATTAGCAGAAAATCAAGTTCATGGTCAAATAAATTCTTTAGATTGGTATAATGTTTTTTCTTTTGGTAATGGAGTAGAATCTAATAGGATAAGAGATGATTTTAATACACCTTTTATTGATAAAGGTCCTATAGTATCCACAACTTTAAATGAAGATTACAAAGAAGAACATAAAACTAATACATTTATATTTTCAGGAATATTCAACTCTACATCAGGTGTTAATGAACTTAATCAATTTTTATTAGCATTACCTATAACAAAAGATATAAATCCTGAATACGGGACTATACAAAGAATATATGCTAGAGATGCAGATTTAATTACTTTTTGTGAGGATAAAATATTAAAAGTATTAGCAAATAAAGATGCTTTGTTTAATGCTGATGGAAATGCTAATTTAACAGCAACAAATAGAGTTTTAGGTCAAGCAATACCTTATGTTGGTGAGTATGGTATATCTAAAAATCCAGAATCTTTTGCTTCGCATGCTTTTAGAATATATTTTGCAGATAAAGCTAGAGGTGCAGTTTTAAGATTATCTAGAGATGGATTAACTGAGATATCTGAAAAAGGTATGACTGATTTTTTTGGAGATAACTTACCTTTATCTACAACAATACTTGGTAGTTATGATGATGATAAAGGATCATATAATATAACTTTAAATAATCAAACATTAAGTTTTGATGAAAGAGTTGATGGATGGACTAGCTTTAAATCTTTTATACCTGAAAATGGATTTTCATTAAATAATATTTATTATACTTATAAAGATGGAGATTTATATTCTCATGATAATACAGTAAGAAACACTTTTTACGGAACAGCAAGTGCATCTTCTGTAAAGTTTATATTTAATGATTTTCCTCAAAGTGTAAAAAGTTTTAAAACATTAAATTACGAGGGTAGTGATTCTAGAAAATACACATACGGAGGCACAACTAGTACAGCTGTAGTAAATGGTACAATAAGTAGTTCAACAGCTTTAGTTGTTGATGGTAATTCTGGAACCATTGTTGTGGGGGATGTAGTAACTGGCTCTGGGATATCAGGAACCGTAACCGTTACCACTGTTACTGATCAAAATAATTTAGTATTATCTTCAGCTCAAAGCATAAGTAATGATGTTACTTTAACATTTACACCTGTTTATGGAGCAGGAACAACTTTAGAAGTTCTTAAAAAAGCAGGTCTTTCTCCTGCTAGTATAGCTGCATTACCAGAAACAGAAACAAAAGGATGGTTTGCTGATTCTATAACTACAGATCAACAAACTGGTAGTGTTAGATTTTTTAAAGAAAAAGAAAACTTTAAGTTTAATCAAATATTAGGGGATGATACTACATCATCTAATTTAGATACAAAAGAATTTTCTGTACAAGGATTAGGATTCCCATCTTCAATAAGTCAAAGTGGAGGAGTAACTCGTACTCTTACTGTAGATACTGGATCTAATAATATAATAGATAATGCTACGGTAAATCCTACTACTGTTACTTATACTGAATTGGCAGATAATGCACAAGTTGGTGCTAATCTTAGTGATGCTGTTTTTACTATAACTCCAAATACTGGATTTGTAATATCTGCAATTGATGTAGCTGCTGGTACTGCTGCTGGTAGTAGAACAATACAAAATACAGATGCAGTAGGTGGACAGGGAAGTTTGAATAATACTGTTACAGTAACTATAGACATAGATTCTACTATTAATATGGTATCTGATTTAACTAAAGACATTAATATTTCAGCAACAGCAAAGCCAGCAAAGTATGCAGTAACAGGTACATTTAGTACAGATGAAAAAAATACAACTACTTCTTCCGTTTCAAATGTTGGTTATAGTGGTGTTGGGCATTATTATTTAAATGCAAAAGTTAATGGATTAAGTACAGATAACTCACCAGTTTTACATCCTGAAAAGACAGCATTAGTCCGAGGTGCTACTAGTTCAAGCACAACTTTAAATATAGATAATATATCTAATAATCAAATTATTTCTATAGATGATTCAATCACTGGAAATGATGTTGCTATAGTTACAGCTAAAGTCAATGGAAATGTTAATAATTCTACAACTGTAAATTATGACAATAGATCGTCAGAAATATTTGTTGGTTCAGTTGTTACTGGCGATGGAATATCTAAGTTTATAACAGTTACAAATGTAGCTTCAGTTACTCAACTTACACTGTCTGAAAGTGTAACATTATCTGATAACACAGACTTAACTTTTACTCCAAAAATAACTGATAAAACTAGTCAACTTGCTACAACTAATGATGGTGATCAATTTATAGGAACTTTATCAAGTGCACAAAGTTTAAGTGATAATTCTACAATAATCATTTCATCTAATAAAATATTTCAAAATATGGCTATTATAGGGTCAGGCGTTCCTGATAATGCACTTGTAAAATCAATAAATGGCACTGCTTTGAATATTAAAGATGGTACAGGTGCTGATTTAAATGCTACAATACCTGATGACACTATATTAAGATTTGGTACAGAAATAATATCTAGAACATTTACAGCAGATACTGGTTTTGAGTTTAGATCCGCACCAACATTAGATGTTTTGGAGGAAGATGAAAGTACGTTTAGTGAATACACTAGTAGCAATGATTTTGTTTCTACCACTTCTTCTGTTGCGGCAGATGTAGATAATTCTGTAACAGTATCACTTAGTGCTTCTAACTCTTTAATATCAACAGGAATGGTTGTCAGTGGAACAGGAATATCATCTTTTACTACAGTATCAGGAATAAGTAGTACAACTTTAACTTTATCCACTGCAGCTACAATACCTATTAATACAACTTTATCTTTTTTCCCTGCATCAGTTACATTAAAAGTTTACTATGTATTTAGTACAAACAACCCTACAGAAGACAAGATATTATTAACAGCTAAAGCAGAAAAAACATTTTTAGACGCTGCCGATGAAATTACAGGCATGGAGATGTCAACAAAACCTGTAAGTGCTAGAGGAGAAACTAGATTTATAAGAATATTTGGTAGATCAGGAGCTAAGTTTAGACTAAAAAGATTTACTACGGATACTGTCAATGGTGCTGTTAGTGGTTCTGCTAGTATAACTTTAGACAACACAAATGCTGCTGTTTTATCAGGTATGAGAATTGAAGGCGGTAATGTTCAATCTGGTTTAAGAGTAAGTAGTGTTTCAACAAATACAATCACAGCTTCATCTTCTACTACGATAGCAGATGATACAGAACTAACTTTTTCAGAATTTTGGGATGGTAGTAATTTTAGTGCTTTTGGAACATTAACTTCTCCATTAATACAAACTATACCATCTACAGGTGTGTATTCTATACCAGTAGAATATGCTTCAACATCTGTATTTAGAACATTTAATTATGAAGTTGAGGCTCAAGAAGATACTGCTTTAGCCACAGATTTTAATGGTACAAATCCTGTATCTATTAATCAAACTGCTGAAGTTACTTGGACAATATCTCCTAATGTTAGTATAACAGGTACAAATCCAACTTCTACAAGTGATCTTACTATAACTGGCACATCTTTTAGTGAACCAAAAGAATTAACAAAGTCTGCCTTAGTTAATTTTTCATTTACAATTACAGCTGCTAGTGGTCAATATTTAACTACTTCTAGAGATATATTGGATGAAGATTTTGGTTATTCAACAGTTGAAAGAGAGGTTTCTGTTGCAGGTAATGGAAGTACAAGTGCTTTAACATTTAATGAAAGCGTTAGAGTTTTTTCTATACAAACAGCAGCATCTGGAGGAACTTCAAGTATAGTTTCTGGAGGGACTTTACCGTCAGGGACTACAATAGCAATAAAAAATGCTGGAGGTAGTTTTGATATAAGTTTAAATAATAACGGAGATCAAACAGGTATATTTTTAGCAGCAAATAATGTTTCAGTTGGTGATATTTTAACATTTTCAGCACCTAATAGTTGGATAATTGAATATTCTAATTTAAAAGGTGTTTTAAGTAAAGAAGTTTCAGCTACAAGAACAGCAGATAAAAATGGTGCTATTACTGGATCTACAGCCCTAGTTGTTGATAATAATTCTGGAACTATTGCAGTTGGTGATGTTATTACAGGTGAAGGTATTGTAGGATTAGTTAGTGTTATAACAGTAACTGATCAACAAAATTTAGTAATGTCATCTTCACAAACTATTGCTGATGATGTCGCTTTAACATTTACAAAATTTGCACCACAAACTTATACCATAACAGGTATTTTAAATGTTTTAAGATTTGGTACTAAAAGTTTAACATCTGAAATAGGATTAAGTTTATTTTTACGTTCTATAGCATCGGCTGATGCACCTTCAGTTCCTGCAAACACTTCTTTAACACTTAGTGGATTGTATGATTCTACAAGTTCAAATTCTGGTGGTTTTGTTAGAGTTAAGAAGGCTGTTACAATTGGTTCTGGTAATGGGGCTGAAGATGATGATATAATATCTGGATCTGGAGTCGTTTTCTTTAGAGGAGATGGTAATACAGTTAATGGTGTAACATTATCAATTACTTCAAGTGAAAGATTTGATGCTCAAACAATTAGTAATGTTAAATTATTTGATCAAGTTAATAATCAATTAACTGGTTTTGATCTTTTACCTAGTTTTGCAAATACAAGAGCTAGTTTTGATTTTTCTGTAACATGTAATGGTGATGTGGTTTCAACAGATATACTTAGAGTTACAATAAAAGTTCAATTAAGTAATATATTATAAATATTAAATATGGCAACTTCATTAATTTTAACATTTGCAAACCCAGTCAATAAATCTTTACAAATAGGTGATACGGTTCACTATGCTGTAGTAACTAATAATATAACTGGCACTCCTATAGAAGTTGGTAGTGTAACTGCATTAACAAATACAACTGTAACATGTAGTATAGATTCTAGTGCTGATGTACCTACAACAAGTAATTTCTTCTTTTTTAGTAAAGACAATAAGGCTAACTTATCTTCGCTAGTAGGTTATTATGCTGAAGTTGAAATGAAAAATGAATCTACAAGTGAAGTAGAGCTATATCAAGTAGGATCAGACATAGTTGAAAGCAGTAAGTCTTAAAATATATATGTAATTAAAATAAAAAAATAAAATAAAAACAATATGAGTAATGGACCTAGTTTTATCGGAGGAATAGCACAAACACTTGGGGGACTCTTTGGTAGTAGAAGAAGAAGAAAAGAACAATCAGATGCAGCGGATCTTCTTAATCAAAGAATGCAGGCGTATGAAAGTTTTGAGTTTCAAAATCCTTTTGCAAATCTTACAAATCCAGCAGCTAATTTAGCAACCCCAGCAGCAACTTTAACAAATCCAGCAGCTAATTTAACTAATTTTGCAGCAGGTCTTCAAAATACAGCAGTAGGTGCACAAAATTTTGCATCTCAAATGCAAAACGTAGCTGAAGATTTAACTGTGGATCAAAGAGCAGCTGAATTTCAAGCTCAACAACAACAACAAGGGTTATCAAATATTTTAGCTGGTGCAAGAGGTGCAGCAGGTAGTAGCGGTATAGCTGCTTTAGCACAGACATTAGCAGGTCAACAAAGTCAAAACATGCAAGCAGCAGCGGCTTCTATTGGTCAACAAGAACAAGCAAATAGAAGACTGGCAGCACAACAAGCCTCACAAATACAACAAATGACTGCAGCTGAGTCAGCGGCAAATCAAGCTAGAGAGATTCAGCAAGGTTCACAAAATCAAATACTTGCTGCACAAATGGCTGCTTCAAATCAAATGGCTGGTGTAGATATAGCACAACAAAATCAACTACTCGCAGCACAACAAGCTCAAGCTAATCAAAGACTTGGTGCTGAAATGGGTTTTCAAGGTCAGGTTTTTGAGGCTAGAGGTGCACAAGCACTGCAGCAAGCTGAATTTGATAGAGATGCAACATTACTTGGGTTATCTTTACAGAGGAAGGGTCAAGCAGATCAAGCAAGAGCACTGGGTAGAGCAGATATAATAGGTGGAGTTGGTCAATTTGGTGCTGCAGGTATGGAAGCAGCTAAAACTATTCTAGGTGCAGTAAGTCCAGTCTAATAAGTTAAAAATATAATGTTTAAAAGAGTTTAATTATGGCAGCAGATGTAGGTTTAATAAGGGCATCAAAAGATGCTTGGATGTATCAAAATCCTAGTTTTGGAAAAGAATTAGCTGATCCTTTTAATGAGGTTGCTGAAAGAAGAAGATTAGAAGCAGAAAAACTAAGATTAGAAAGAAAAGCAACTGAAGAAAGAATAAACAGAGAAATAACTAGATATATAGATCAATTCCCTCCCGGTATAGCTATTTCTAATATACCAGAAATATACAGATCAGCAATAGAAGACTTTTCTTTTAAACAAAAAAGAATATATAGTGACGCTGTAACTGCTAGAGTAAATATGCAAGCAGGGACTGATGAATATCAAGAACAAACAAATATAATGAATCAATCCTTACAAGCAATGAGTAATTTAAAAGCTCAATGGAATTTATTTGGTCAAAGTAAGGAAGATAATTTAACTAATTTTACCAACAAAAATTTTTCTAAAGCTAATGATCTTGGTAATATAGCTTTAAATGGAGCTTTATTTACAGATAAATTAAATGTCATCATAAACGATCAAGGTGATTTATTTTTTGATGATGGTAGAGGTGGTTTTTTTAAGATGACAGATTTAAAACTTCCTTCACTAAAAGCTGCAGATGAAGCTATGTTCGTTGAAAGTTTAATGGTGAAAGCTTTTGATTCAGGTCAAAAACTTAGTGATGCTACTGTAAACTTAACCATGAGTCAAATTAAAAAAACTATAGAAAAAGGTGGTATAGATGTTCTTAAATCTTTAGCTGTAGATGATTTGGTTGCAGGCATATCGTTATATGAAGGAACTGAAGAAATATTTAACAGAATTAATAGTAGTGATGAAATTATTTCTTTACAAGCTAAAGAGGAATTAGAAAATGAACTATTAGCTAAATATAGACAAGCCATTATACAGCAGTCTAATTTAGGGTTTAATCAAAAAAATCCTAATACAATATCAAGTAAACATCAAAATTGGATGAAAAGTAATGAAAAGGATTTAGTTAGATTTTATCCTATTCGGGATTTTACTAATATTGATGATGAAGAAAAAACTAAAATACAAGAGCAAAACATAACAGGTCAACAAACTTTGAGTGATAGATTAAACGAAGAAATATATTATGATGGGTATTATGTTGAGTATGTTCCAAAACAAGATGCATTTTTACTTTCAAATCAAGCAGCAAAAGAAGGTATGAGAGCTATCAGATATTATAAATTTGAAGAGTTACCTCTTTTAATGAAATATGTAGATCTTAATCCAATAGATTAACAATTATGTCAAATGGAAATGATGAAACTTCTTCATGGTTAAATGCCATAGCTGAAGCAAGAAAAATTTACGAACAAGACAGTCAGGAACAAGAGATTGAAGAAAAAGAAATCGAAGATCAAGAAAAAAATATTGTAGATGATTCTTTTTCTTGGAAGAAAGCTATTGATTTACAAATAGCTGAAACACAAAAACAAGTAAAAAAACCTGAACCATCAAAGTCTAAAGAAGAAGGTTTTAATTTATTTACAGAATTTACTGACTCTTTTAATGCTATCACACAAGGAGGTAAGGTTGGATTAACAATGGCTGAAACTACAGATGAGTTTAGTCAAATAATGAGGTCTGGAGGTGAGTCTACTAAAGAAGATATACAAAATGCATTTGAAGCTATTCAAAAAATAAATAATGCTGCCCCAATAGAGGCTATGGAAGAGTGGAATCAAGCCTATGATAAATACATAGAAAAAGGTGATAATGCAATTCAAGCAACATACAAAGCTACAATGGAGACAGGTACTGATGGATTTCTTGGAGTTATGGCTCAAAGTGTGGCTAGTTTATCTAATATTGAAACTCTTGCAGCGGCAACAGGAGGAGCCGGTGTTGGTGCTGCTGCTGGATTCGCAGGAGGTATTTTTGCTCCAGTGACTGTTGCAGGAGGAGCACTTTCAGGAGGATTTGCTGCAGCTAATGCTTATTCAGAATCTGTAAACAGGTTTTCTCAAAATATGCAGGCTGCAATTAGAGATGCCGGTAAGGAAGTCACTCCAGAAACTATAGAAGAATTTTTAAATGATGAAGATCTTTTTGAAAGTGTGCAAATGAAGTCAATAGCAGCAGGATCAACTATAGGTGTTATCGAAGGTGCAGCAACCTTAGTTGGTGGTAAAGCCATATCCTCTATTGCTAGAGCAACTAGAGGTGTAACTAGTGCCACTGGAAGAATAGGTGTAAAAGCTGCAAAAGGAGCTGCCGCTTTTGGTGTTGAAGGAGTGGGGGGATCTTTGGGTGAAGCAGGAGCACAGGCGATAGAAGGTAGAGGACTTGATACAAAAGAAATAATAATAGAAGGTATTGCAGGTTTAGGAGGTGCTCCAAAAACTGCAGTAGTGGGTGGTTTTAGTGCTTTAAACACTAAAGCAGGTAGATATAAAGTAAATGGTGGATTAGCTTCTAGAGGTGAAATTATAAAAATATTAGAATCTGATAAAATTACTGATGTTGAAAAAGCGAGTATAGACTTTGAAATTAAAAATGATAATGATTTATACTCTAGAGTATCTGAACTTCAATCTGATATTGAAATAAAATCAGAGATAGATGATAGGATAATTGATAAGACAGATAGGGATAGATTTTTTGAATTAGAAAAAGAAGTTAAAAAACTTGAAAATAAAAAAACAGTATCTTCAAAAAATAAATTAGCAGAAGTTAAATCTGAAATAAAAGAAATAACAGATAAGTATAAAGATATTGACAGAAGAATAAAGGCTGTAAAAGATAATAAATCTAAAAGAGCAGCAATTAAAAAGGCTTCTAGAGAAAGAAGAGTAAGAAGAGATATTGAATTTATTAAACAGTCTGGTTCTCAAGTTAGGGCTTTTGATACTGCAGATGAGTTATTAGCTGATTTAGATAAATTAAATAAAACCTTACCAAAAGAACAAAAAATAAAACTTTCAAAACAAGAAAGATCAGACATAAAAAACGCTGGTGGTTTTTACGATGCACCAAATAATGTAGTTTATGTTAATAAATCTGTGGCTGCTGATTTGCAAAACACAGTGGGTTCTCATGAAGTATTGCATGGTATTCTTTTTAGATATGCTGGGAATGCTGCTAAACAAAAAATTTTAGTAGAAAAATTCCAATCAAAGCTTTCTCAAAGACAAAGGAATATCGTTGATACATTAATGAAAAAAAGAAATTATGATATTTCTGTGGATTCTAAAGGTAATAGATCTAGTCAATATTACACAGAGTACCTAACAAATTTTTCTGATGCTTTAAATATTAAAAATGAAGATGGTACATCTTTAATAGAGTTTGAAGAAAATATTTTTACAAAGTTAGGAGACGTACTTACACCAATACTTAGATCAATAGGTTTTAAAAAAATATCTTTTGATAGTGGTCAGGGAGTGTATAACTTCATGAAAGAGTATAATAAAAGTATAGAAAAAGGTGAGTTTACAGAAGACTTATCTAGTTTCCTTAAACAAAAGAAACCATTCTCTCAATCACAACTAAATAAGGTTCAAAATCAAATTAATTTTTCTAGAGAAGTTGTATCTAAACAAGAAAAAATAGATGGTTTAGTTGGTGAAAAAAATATTGATGGAAACTATAAACTTACAAAACAAGAGTGGGATGCTGGTAAAGGGGATGCAGTATTGGGTGATATTTTTACAAACCAAGACTTACAGGGTTTAATAAAAAGTAAAATACCTCCAGTTAAATTTAGACAACCGGGGTTTTCTGAAGAAGATTTTGTATCTGCAACAACAGAAGAATTAATACCTCACATAAGAAATTTTAATCCAGAAAAAAATAATAGTTTATCTGGTTGGATAAATAGTCAGCTAGACAATAAAATAAAAAATGTTTATAAAAAAGGTGAGGCTGCTACAAGAGATAAGTTTGAAGATGAGTTAACTGAAAGAGTTGATGTAGCAGAAGAGGAAGTTGTTGCAGAGGAAAAACCTAAACAACAAAAGCCATTATTTAGAGAGAGTATAGGTATCGACAAAAAAACTGGTCTTTACAAAAAGATACTTGATTCGGTTGTTAAAGATTTTGAAGATAATTTTATGAATTATTATAATAAAACAACTGGTCAAATAAATCCTAGTGTTTGGAAAAAACTTCAAAAAAACTTTGAAACTCAATTTTCTGTCGATATTAAAAAACTAATGAGTGGTGGTATTTCTGGAGGTAAAAAAGCTAAAGAAAATTTTGTTAATTTTTTAAAATCAAATAGAGTAAATATAGTAGAAAAATTACCTATTAGAGATCTTGTTGCTCTTGATAGAAAAAGTAAAACTCCAATATTTACTGAGCTAATAAAGAAACAATTAACACCATTAGAAGCTAGAGCAGCAAAAGATATTGGTGCTATTAAAGCAAAAACAGAAACTCAATCACCTAATTTATATAAAAAGAAAACACCTACAGAAAAACAATTTTTGGAGTTTTTTGAAGATGCTTCTGGTAAAAGAAAAAATTCTTTAGCTAATTCTATAGGTACTGCTTTAGCTTTTGATGCTTATACAAAAGTTTTAACTGATTCTGATTTATCTAAATATGCTAGTGATGAAGTTGTCTCTGAGGGTATTATTGCTCAGATGGGCGTAGAAATAGAAAGAGATGTTAATAATGTTAATTTTGCTCTCCCAATAAAAGAAACAGCTCCGGGCATTCAATTTGATTTAAATGATGAAGAATTCCAGACATTAAAAGAAAGGGATGGAATAAATATATTAAATAAAGTATTAGAAGTTACAAAAAGAGTTACTAAAAAAGTTAAAAAAGAAAAAGATCCTAGAAAAAAAATTCAAGAACTTTTAGAAGGAAAAGAAGGAGAATATCAAAAATTAAGAGAAAAAGGGAAGGTATCTGACGCTGTAACTATTAAAATTCTAAAAATACTACAACAATATAATCAAATTAGAAATGAAAGAGTTGGTGGTGTTATTCAAGAAATAACTGTTTTTAATTTAATAAGAATAGACAACGCTAAAGATGGTAAAATAACATTGCTTAAGGGTACAGCAATGAATGATGATTCTAGACCTGACATTCAAATACATTATAAGGGTCATGTTTATCAGGAAAAAGATAGAAAAACTATAGATGAATTAAATAAAAAATTACCTGAAGGTAAGGAAGAAATTAAGGTAGGTGATCCAATTATAGTAGGTGTAGAAGTTAAAAAAGATTTTGGTGCAGATTTTGGTAGTAGTGTTTTATCAGTGGATGAAGATTTTGTAAATAATAAAGGTAAGGGGAAAATTACATTCACAAATAAAAAATTAAATTTTGAATTTCTTGAAGCAGTTTTAAGAAATGTTTTACCAGCACAATTAAATAAATTTTTTGATTTTTTAGATAAGCAGGAAATAGCACTAGGAAGAAACCCAGTTAAAAGATCTACAATTAAGGAGAAAGGTCCAGATGGTAAAGCATTTAAACAGCGTATTTCTGACAAAACAAAAGAAGCTTGGATGGATCGTGTTATAAAAGATTTTAAAATCGGTGGAACATTTAATAGTAATGATATTAATTTAGGTAAAATAGCAAAATACTATCGTGAAAAAGGTAATTCCTATCTTGAAGTTGCAAATTCTGGTCTTTTTTACTTAGGTGATGATGATAAAGGAAATATTTTTCATGCTCCTTTATTAATTAACCAAAAAAATTTAGATGTTAAAGTTGTTGTTACTGCAAAGTTTGATGCAATAAAAGATTCAAATGACATTAAAACTGGAGAAAGTACATTTAGGATAAGGGGGGAGCTAAGAATTGATCCCAAGGCAGGGAAACCCATACCTGTATCAAAAAGCAAACCAAGCGGTAAAAAACTTAGTATTACGGATGGAAAATCAATAGATGATAATATTAAATATTACAACAAAAAAAATGTTAATTATTCTAAAAATATTAATGAAGAATTTAATAAAATACTAGAAGAATCTCAAGGTGTTGAAGCCACTAAAAGATACTCAAGAAGATCTGCAACAAGAGAAGGTGCAAGAAAGGGTAGGTATAAGTTTTTTGTTCCACCATCAGCAGATAATTTTATGGGTCTCATGTATTCTTTTTTAGGTAAAGGTAAAGTGGGTGAACGTCATAAAGATTTTTTTGAATATAACCTGATGAGTCCTTATAAAAGAGGTATTTCAGCAATGGATTCTCAAAGGCAAAGAATAACAGATGAGTATAAAGGTATAAAAAAGAAACATTTTAAATATATTGATCAACTTAAACTTGAATCTAAATTAACAGGAGAACATGTACCTAATACTAATTTTAATAAAGATGCAGCTGTAAGAGTATATCTTTGGAACAAGCAAGGAGTTAAAAATTCTGATCTTGATTTAACTCAAAAAGAAGTTGATACTTTAGTGGAGTTTGTTAAAAGTGACAAACAATTATTAGCTTTTGCTGATGATTTAGGTACAATGAAAAGTTTTGATGGTAAATATCCAGAACCTCAAGAATTTTGGGAAGGTAGCACTATTGTAAGTGATTTAAGTTATAGCATTGATAATGCTAGATCAGAATACTTAAATGAATTTATAGAAAATTCTAATGAAATTTTTTCAGAAGAAAATTTAAATAAAATAGAAGCTACGTATGGTCCAAAATTTAGAGAGGCTTTAGAAGGTTCATTAAACAGTATGAAAAGTGGTGTACTTAGAAGACCATTAAAAAAGGGATCTGTTGAACAAAAATGGTACGATTGGCTTAATAATTCAACAGCAACTGTTATGTTTTTTAACGTAAGATCTGCAATATTACAAACTATTTCATCTGTTAATTATTTAAACTGGAGTGATAACAACCCAGTACAAGCTGCTCGTGCTTTTGCAAATCAAAAACAATTTTGGAAAGATTTTACATTTTTGTTTAATTCTGATAAGTTAAGACAAAGAAGAGCAGGTACGAAAATAAATATAGCTGAAGCAGAAATTTCAGCTGCAGTTCAAGGGAAAGATGGAGTAAATCAAACTAGAAGTGTTATAAAAACTTTATTGAATAAAGGATTTTTCTTTACTCAAATAGCTGATAGTTTTGCTATAGCTCTTGGAGGAGCTTCTATGTACAGGAATAGAGTTAATTCAAACATAAAGAAGGGGATGACTGTTCAGGAAGCAGAGAAAGCTGCATTTGAAGATTTTGATCAAATAACTGAAGAAACTCAGCAGTCTTCAGATCCGGCTGAAATATCACAACAACAGAGAAGTCACTTTGGTAGAATATTACTTGCTTTTGCAAACACACCGATGCAGTATGCTAGATTAACTAAAAAAGCATATTTAGATCTTGTAAATAATAGAGGCGATAGGAAGACTAATTTATCTAAATTAGCTTACTACGCTGTAGTACAAAACATACTTTTTACTGGTATGCAAACTGCTTTATTTGCTACTCTTGGACTCGGTGGTGATGATGAGGATGATGAAAAAAAACAAGAGAAAACAAAAAAGCTTTTAAAAAGACAAATTGATTTTGCAACAAATGGTATAGTAGATTCATTTTTAAGAGGTGGTCTTGGTTATACAGGAGCAGTTGTAGCTGGTTTAAAAAATGCTATTCTAGAACTTTATAAACAAAAACAAAGTGATAGTATTTTTGCTAAAGACATTGCTAGAATTGAAAATGATTTACTTTCAATTTCTCCACCCATAGGAACTTTTTTTGGTAAACTTTATAGTGGTTATAAAACAAGTGAAATTGAAAAAGATGTTATAGAAGCAAAAGGGTTTAAATTTGATAGCCCTATATATGAAATTGGTACTAAAGGTGTATCTGCATTTACTAATATTCCTGCAGATAGAGCATTACTAACAATTAGGAATATAACAGCTGCAACAAAAGAAAATTATGAAACTTGGGAAAGAGTTTTATTAACTTTAGGTTGGAGCACTTGGGATTTGGGTCTTGAAAATCACGAACACGAATTGATTAAAACTACTGCTAAAGATGCTAGAAGAAAAGAAGGTTATAGAAAAGCCTCTGAGACTAGGAGAAAAAATAGAGAAGCTAAGTT